TTACACATCTTCTCGAAGTCATGTGGGCTTTTTACATTGCCCCAATTGATCGCTGATAAAGTACACAGGGCGATCCTACCATCCTCGTCGTTGACATCTTTTAACGGCACAGTTGGCAAATCAATTTCAGCGCAAAGATTAGACATCTTAATTGGTGCTACCTTCTCATCAAAAGGCGAATGCGTATTTGCATGATCGACGTTTTGAAGATAGATACGACCAGTATCTTTGCGTTCCTGCATAAACCTACTAAACAGTTCTGCTGCTTTGTAGGTCTTCTTTCTCAACTTCGTATTACGCTCTGCTCGCTCATAGAGCTCTTTGAATCGGTCTTGGTCATTGAAAAAAGCAGAGTACAGCTCTGGTACATCATTAGGACTAAAGCAGGTAATATCTCCACCTGTAATTAGTCTTTCATACATCAACTTGTTAAACTGCACGCCATAGTCCATTTGGCGCACACGGTTATCTTCGGTTCCTTTATTGTTCTTAAGAACAATTAAATCCTCAATCTCGTAGTGCCAGATTGGGTAGTACAATGTAGCGGCGCCGTTACGGACGCCCCCTTGCGAACAACTACGAGTGGCGCTTTGGAACAACTTGTAAAAGGGTATAACGCCGGTGTGGTAAGCATCTCCGTTTCGAATTGGGCTCCCAAGTGCTCGTATTCTACCTGCTCCAATACCAATTCCGGCTTTTTGACTGACGTACTTAACGATGCTTGATGTAGTAGCGTTAATACTATCAAGACTATCATCAGTTTCGATGAGAACGCAAGAACTGAATTGTTTCTGCGGAGTTCTAACGCCAGCCATAACAGGAGTAGGTAGGCTGATATCATGTAAAGATATAGCATCGTAATAATCTTTCACCCATTGTAATCTAGTTTCTTGTGGATAGTTTTGAAATAATGTTGCTGCAATTAGTAAGTATGCTACCTGCGGTGTTTCGTAAATCTCATTAGTCACTCGATTCTGCACAAGATACTTACCTCGCCATTGTTCCATAGCAACGTAAGTGAAATGTTCATCACGTTCGTGGTGAATAAAAGTGTTTAATCTATTCCACTCATCCTCGGTGTAAGCGGCGAGAAGTCCTGCATCGTAAAATCCAGACTCTACATTTTTCTTTACTAGATCAATTAAAGGCCAAGGTTTATAATCATTATAGACTTGCTTACGTAGATGGTAGTTAATTAATCTACCAGCTACATATTGATAATTTGGTGTTTCTTCGCTAATAAGATCAGCAGCAGACTTAATTAATGTTTCTTGGATATCTGCTGTTTTAATTCCGTTGTAAAACTGTATGTGACTTTTAATTTCTACTTCGCTTGCACTAACACCTGTTATTCCTTCAGTAGCCCACATTACTACCTTGTGCATTTTTTCTATATCTAGTAATTCTTTATTTCCGTCTCTTTTAGTAACTTGAATTTGCATTGTTCAGCCTTTAATATTGTTCTAATTTTAAATCCACTGCTGTGTAGCAGTATTTTAATTTTAATTCTTGATTAATGTGTTGTTTATTTACTACTTCGCCTTCGATCAAATTAAGAACATATTTTCCATCGGCAAAGTAAGCTATATGGTACTGGTACCGGCATACCGGATCATAATATACTCGTATTTCGGGGAACAAGTTATCTCTATGATCAGTTAGATGTAAAGTATATACTATACCTAAGGATTTAGCAAGATCACAATAATAATTTTCTGTCAATAAGTCCCAGGGATTCGGCCACAATTCTGGGCTTTCAACATTAAGGTAAAACGGAGTAAAAGGACATTTTTGCCAAAGACTCTGAGTAGCCGTAAGAGCTTTCTCCAATGACATTGTACTTAATTGAGATCGAAAATTCTTCCAGTAGGATAATCTCCTACTGGTAGGTAATTTAAACATTATTAATGTTAAACAAATTGAATTAAACTATATTTTAATGTTGCAGTTTGTCCAGATTCGCAAGAACAAATTAGGCTATCGGCATTTGCATACAAATTGGCCTTAATACTCAAAACAGATTCAGTATAGTTATCAGTGAATATGTTATTTGAGCCATCAGTTGAAAATGTAAAAACTCCAAATCTTTTCGCCGAACTATTGCTAATCTCGTAATTAAATTTACCTGATGTATTAGGCACTATTGTTGCTACAACAGATTGTGTTGATACCGACGCTCCTCTAGCCATACCAATTGCTAAGTTACCAATAAACACGCCACCACCACCGATTACATCGCCAGTTTGAAAAACTTCACCAAAACTTGTAAAGCTTAGTGCAGAATTTTTTGATGAAATTGCCTGCATGGTTCCATAGTAATTATTTAAAGCCGAAATAGAATCCATGTCATTTAAAATAAGAGCAACATTAGATAAATTATCAAAAGTACTATTCATAATACTTAAAGATTTAGTTGCTCCAAAATTAGAAATTCCGTTACCGCCACCTATAAACTGACAACCATCAAAAGTAAGAGATGTTACTGGTGTAACTGTACTTGAAATATGCACAACATTAGGATAAACAGTTGAAGAAACATTAGAACCAAACTGTGTATTAACTATTCTAATATTTGAAGCACTATCAATATTAATGATTGGCTGATTTACTCCGGCGCTTTGATTAAGGAATTTTATACCACTAATCTCAATACCTTGTGGCAATACTGCTGTCCCCGATCCTATAGCTGCGCCTGAGTTAAATGAAGAATCACAAAGATTAGCAACAGATATGTTACCAAACTTTGCTTTAATAATTGTACTTTCTATACCATCGCCGACTATTCTTGCATAAGGTGGTATCTTGATAGTTTGTGATGTGATATAAGTGCCGCCAGGAATGTATATTGTTCTTCTAGTACGATTATCCGTTTCGTTAATACTAGTTCGATATATTTCAGTAATAGCTCTGTTTAGAGCAGTATAATCATCATCAATACCGTTTCCTCGAGCACCAAAATCTCTAACATTAACAAAGTCATCAAATTTTTGTTGGAAACTTCTAACAGTTGGGTTTAATAAACTGCTGCCAGTTTGCACGGTATATCCAGTTACATTCCCAACAAAAGTGTATGTGCCTAATAGTGCAGTAAGATCTGAGTATTGTGTTAAAATTTCAGTTACACCCAGTGTTGGCGCACCTTCATCAAGAGTACCATTTCCGATGTATAATTTTCTAGTGTCTAAACTCCAGCCAAATTCAGCCGAAGCAAGCTGGGGGAGATCTTGTTCTAAACCCCGGCGATGTTGAATTCTGCTTATCTGCGTAACGGCCATGCTAAATCCTCGTATATTCTATATTTAGCTTGTCAGATAGTATAGCTCAACTCTACGCATCCACTGATCGCTCCAGTAAGCAAAATCCTTGGGTTCTAGTACGAATTCTTGATATTCAGGCGTTGCGTGTTCATCAGCTGGTCTAGCACACATGAGAATAACACCCGTGTTAATGTTTGTCCCATATGTGTCGTTGTGAGCTTCAGCATATGCCGCGAGCTGTAGAAAATAATCGTCGATCCATTCGCGTTTTTTAGGCTTATTCGTTTGCTTAAAATCCATGATTGCAGGCTGTCCCTTCCACACCCCGACACAGTCAGTAGTACCAGCGTAAAGCCCAGAATAGTATAAAGGAACCTCGCTACCCCAATATTCATCAACATTACCTAGTCCTTTAAGAATAACTTCTGCAGCCATAAACCAACTTGGCTGTGCAAATGGGTTTGTAGGAAATTCGCCTATGTCGTCATTCTTAACATAGCGTTCAAGATACGTGTGCATACGTGTTCCACGATTAGCCGCTTCTGTAGTAATTTCCTGTGCCCGTTTTTCCCCAACTCGTTTTTTCCACTCGTTGAGTGCTTGCTTTGCTTCTGCGGGTTTTGTTTTTTCTAGTATTGTTGTAACACTAGGAACTCTACTACCATCAGGTAATGCATAATGGCGCTTGCCCTCTACGCTTTCTCTAGCTAGAGGGGTATAGTCATATTTTGGTATAATCATTTAAACTCGAAAACTTTCGCCGCAACCGCAACGGTCACGTTCATTTGGGTTAATAAATTCGAAACCTTCGTTAAGACCCTGGCGCTTATAATCCATTGTAAGTCCATTAACATAAGGCAAATCTTTACCATTTACATAAATTTTAATACCGTTACTGGTATAACTCATCCAGTCTCTGGTTACAGGCGGGTGATCGACGTACTCTAATTTATAAGCAAGTCCCGAACAACCGGTAGTACGAACACCGATCATAATACCAACTCCACGACCACGTTTAGTTAGATGCTGTTGTACTTTACGTGCTGCAATTTCTGTTAAAGATATCATTGGACAAATCCTTTTAAATCTTTGATAATTTTCACACCCGGTAATTTACCGTACGTGATACTGTTTTTAATAAACTCCCCTGGGGTCATAACACCTGGAGTAAGATTTTTAGCAATTAAAGTTAAAATTTTAAGGCTACGCTCCCAAAGCAAAGAGGAATTAAAAATAAAACAAGCACTAATGGGTTTATCATTTTCCGACATTTCTTGTCCATTAATACCAATTGTAAAATAAAATTTATTATGATTGACCCAATTGTTGTATAAATTTGTTTCCATAGCTTTGCCAATTGGTGACACTAAGATGTCATCGACTACTTTTTCTAAGTCAAAGAAAGCTATTGATTGTTGTCTAAATTGTGTTAGCGTTGCATAAATGTGCGAAAGAACTGTCATCTTAACAAAATCTTTTTTTGTAAAGCTTACGCACGATTCTGGAAAGGTAGCTTGAAAATATTCTTCTCCGTTAAATCTTGTACTTGTAGTATAGGTAAATTTAAATTTTTCTTGATAGTTTTTATCTCTTGCCGCAGGGCTAGCCGGTAAAAGCTCACTTATAAAAATTTGTAGCATTAAATCATTTTTACTAATTTCTCTAAGAGTTTCTCTCCATGATTCAACTGTTTGTCCGGGTAAGCCTTGTATTAACTGTACTTTTGAACTAATCTTAGGATAACTTTGTTTTAATTCTTTAATCATCGACAAATGTACATCCCAACCGACATCTGGTCTATCAATATTGTCTAATACTGTTTTGTTTATATCTTGAACCGATATTGTGAATCCAGCATAATCAGTAATTAAATTTCCTTTTGCTAATAAATGATAAATCTTTAAATTATTCTCTTTTCGTAACTTACTAAAGTTGCCATCTATTTTAAATCCAGCATTTTCATATATGTTTTTGTTTCCCATATATTCAATCATGTCAATGTCTTCTTGATATTGTCCTACATTGGCGTCTGACAGGTAAATTCCTTTAATATTTAATTTTTGAAATAAATCAATTTCATCTTTATAACTATTTTTTCGTCTAGTGGTTTTATTAGTCAGACCGCTGTTCCAATCGCAAAAAGTACAGCTATATGGACATCCCCTGGTTAGATCATACGGAATTACAACCGTAATCCCCTTATCTTGTTCCTTTTTTACCATTTTAGAAAATAGATCTTCGTTACTAGTATAAGGACTTCTTGATAATTGAGGAACATATTTAAAATCAGCTAGAACAGTTTTATTTTTTTGTTTATCAACCCAAGCTATATTAGAAGTATTAAATGCGATTAATTTTTTATTAGTTAGCAAACTATCAGCAACGTCGGCAAATGCAACTTCGCCTGCTCCGAATATAGCGTAATCTGCAAAGGAATTCTTATTAAAAAAATCAGAATCAATATTAACGTCAATGCTAGGGCCACCAGCAACAAACACTATATCCTTTGATACCTTATTTTTGATTCTATTTAATTGATCACGCATAAAACTATGATTCCATATGTAATGACTACTACAAAATAGATCTGGTTTTTCTTTTTCTAGTAAATCAATTAGTTCAGAATCAGTAAGTTTTTGTTGTTGCGGAACACACCAGTTAATTTTACTAGCTGTGTCTGGACGGTGTTGCTCTAACCATGTTTTCAAATATAATGCCGCAACACCTAAAAATAAAAGATTATGACTGCTACCTTCTTGAAAATCATTGGCATGATAGAACAGGACTTTAAGCATTTTGTTTATTTTTGTAATCTGCTAATGCAGCCTTAATAGCATCTTCTGCTAAAATTGAACAGTGTATTTTAACTGGAGGTAGTGCGAGCTCTTCCGCAATCTGCGTGTTCTTAATTTCACCTGCTTCTTCAAGAGTTTTTCCCTTAACCCATTCCGAAACAAGCGACGAGCTTGCAATCGCCGAACCACATCCATATGTTTTAAATTTTGCATCGGTAATGACATTGTCCTCTACCTTTATTTGCAGTTGTAATACATCGCCGCATGCAGGTGCTCCGACTAATCCTGTACCCACAGTAGGATCATTCTTATCTAATTTACCAACGTTTCTTGGATTTTCATAGTGATCCAAGACTTGACCTGAGTAAGCCATATATTAGTCTCCTTGGATTATTATAAGGTATTTAAGACCGTTTTGCAAGAGCAGATTTTGCCATCGAATCAACAGTACGCTCTGGAGGAGTTCTTGGGGCATTCATATCCCCAATAGCTGCTGTTTCGTCGTCATCGGCAAACGGTGCAAGATAGATATACTTTACACCAGTGGCATCATCTTTAATGTCTTTAATTAGTTCTTTTAAAGTTTCGTTATTTGATAATGCTTTTTCTAACGTGTCTAAGTTAAATTGAGGATGGTCTTTTTGAACTAAATTAATCAACGCATCAGCTCTAACTCGGGGAACCGCGTGTGTGTCGTGAGCACGATTTCTCATAGTCTCAAGAATCCCCATTAGATCCATAATTGCAGGATCTAATGCTTCATCTTCAAGAATCTCGTCGAGAATATCTTCGGTAATAACTTCTCGAATACGCATTAACGCTTCTCTCTACCAATTACATTAGGTCCAGCGGCTGCATCAGTTGCAGCAAATTCGTCTGTATCAAGATCGCTACCCATATCAGCAGGTGGCATCTCACCAGGCATACCACCAGGAGCGGGTGCTGCACCCATTCCCATACCCATTGGTTGTGCAACTTGCTCGCCAGCTAACGCACGAGCTGCATTGTCTGCTGTGCCTCTAGCGGTACTTAATTGTTGTGACATGTCTTGTAATAAAGGCTCAACTGCTGCTTTAAATGCATCAGCTTGTTCCATACCAATTTGGTCACGGATAGTATCTAGTAATGCAGGCATTTGTTCGTTCTGCATTTTGCTAACTTCTTCTAGCATGTCTTGGATGCTATCAACCATATCCTTAGCAGCTAGAATAGCTTGGCTCTTGCCCATTTCGCTTTCTAGGATTAGTTGCTGTTTGTTTTCAACCATCCAGCGATGTAAGCCTTCGCGCACCATTAGTAATTCCATGTACTTAGGATTCTTTTCAGCTACATGCACACCATGGCTGTGTTTAATTTTATCAAGATTTTCTGTTAGGCCACGGGCCAAAACATAAGCCTTTTTAAAGTCTAAATTGTCATAATCAATCTTGACCCCAAAGCGGCTTTCCATAACTTTATTAATTTTTTTGCTAGTTGGCTTTACGCCCATTTCAGTTAATCTCATAGTGGTTGTTTCCCAAAGTTTACGTATTTAGCCGAAATTAAAGTTTTTTTCAAAATATTCAAAACATTACGGCGTTGCAATTTAGCGTCTATATATCTATTTAAGGTTATTTCATTTTTAAACTGATTTTTGGAACAATTTAGCGTATTTTGATAAAACACAATATCGTTGTCTAATTTTCCTAGTTGCCTATCTAATTCTAATATATCGTTAGCATCTGCCTTGTTTTTCATTGCTCTTATACAGTAAATTATAGCATTAGTTTTTGAAACAAAATCATGGATAAATCTACCATCTTGTTGTTTAGTGCTCCAACAATGTTTGGATTTACCAGTTATAACATACGGGCCAACTAAAAACCCGTAATCACCAATCGGAATGACTACGGGTTTTGTGATATATGTTTTTAACTGTTTATCTGTCCAATGCTTTATGTATTGTATGCCAAAATTTACAAATGCGTCTTGTGCGTCCTGAAAATCAAATTTTCTTTTTGTAGTAGATTTTTCCATCTTCGTTTTTTCTAAATAAAATATCTTTATTAACAAGCTGATTTACAATTACGGTTTGTCGAGGGGTTAAGTCTTCTTTAGCTATTTTAGTATTTTCTTCAAATTGCCCTAACACATCTGCTTCTTCGTTAGTAATTGGTAATCTAATTTTATTTACGAGTTCTACTATTTTCATTTTTATTTCATTACAAAGTGAACAATAGTTGTAATTAAGCCAGTCAATAGGGCTACGCCAAAGGCGGTTCCTATCGTAATGATCGTCTTGTTAGCAGCATTTTCGCCACCACCACTGGCTTCTGATAATTTAGTGCGTATAACAATAATGTGCTCTTCAAGTTTGTCCATACGCTCTTCGAGACTATCTAGTTTCTTTTCCAACGTACGATACCTTTCAGCACATAAATCAACGTGCGCTTCAAGGTTAGTTCTTTCGCTCTCTGCCATTTTCTTTCTGTTCTTTCTAGAGAAAAATAGGGTTCTGTGTAATTGCCTAAATGTGCCATGAGAGATGCCTTAAAAAGTGCCGGTGAATCGTAGTATTTATAAATTGAACCGGCCATCCATAAAGTATATGTTTTTGATTGCGCCGTAAGGATAAAATATCGGTAGTATAAATCTAGCTGTTTCTTCTAACCCACAGATTATAGGAACCTGCGAAAAATCTTTATCTAATTGTCCCACAGGATCGCCATCTAATAAAAATACGTCTTCGGGTTCTACACCAAACGAAAACAGCCATATTCGTTGTTTTGTACCATAAAACATTTCTCCAAAGATACTATCGTCATCTATTTCAATGTCTTTAATAACAGGCCCATCAATTAATTGAGGTTGTGCTCTAAGTCCAATACACTGTAATACGGTTTCCCAATTCCGCTGTTGATTTCTTTCTATTTCGTTTTCAGTTGTGTGTCGTATTACTCCTGTAGGTGTAATATCAACTAATGTAATACAAGTATAGAATTTCATATAGGTATTTATAGCCACAAAAAAAGCAGACCTAAGTCTGCTTTTTGATGTAATTTTAAAAATTACGATACTACAAAGCTGGTACCATCAGTAACGGTTGTGCTACCTAAGTTAACAGAACCTTTCTTAGTTCCAATTGCTTGGATAGCTGTTTGTAGGCTTGCTGCTGAAGGTGCATTAACACCATCGCAGATAAAGCTGATTACACCCGAAGTAGCATGTGCATAGTATGCTAGTACTGCAGGCATTGTTTGAAGAATTGCTTCAAAAGCTTCGTTCGCTGCATCATCTTCTCCGCTTAGATCTAAACCTGCATCTACTACGTATAATGCAATACTTTGACCTACTTCTGAATTGCGGGTACTGGTTGATGCTACACCGTTTAATAGTCCAGTTGAACCACCATAGTTATAGCCTGCGCTACGTGAAATTCCAATTGCCATTTTGTTTCTCCTAAATTATTTGCGTGTTACCGCATGTATATATTTATGTTAGCCATAAAAAAAGCAGACCGGAGTCTGCTTTTTCAGAACAAATTTGTTCAATTAGCTAGCTGCTAACTTGATACCAACGTTACGTACATCTAGTGTAGTTGTAGTAACAGGAGTCTTAGAACCAATGTTAGATGCTAGGCTTGCACGAATCGACTGTTGTAGTGATAGTGCAGTCCATGAACTACGCTCAACAATAACGCTTAACTGTGTGTTAGCTGCTGTTGCGCCACTATCAACTTGGTATGCAATAATAGATGCATTTGTTGAAATGTGGTTTAGTAGTGTTTCTACTGCGCCTGCAGTACCATCAGTACCACGGCTTAGTTCAGCTGCTAGGTTACCAGCAACAACTTGAATGTTAAAAGCCTGAATTGGGCTTGCGATACCAGTGTTAATAACACTAGCGTTAGCAAAACTACGACCTGCATCAACGTTGATTACACCAGCGGTATCGCCGTTTACTTTAGTTACTCCGATTGCCATTTTGTTTCTCCTTAATTATTTGCGTGTTACCGCATGCTAATATTTATACCAATCAGTTCATTTTCGCGAAATTAGCAGCACTAAACACTTCTCTATCTACAATTTTAACTAGTCCGCTTGGGGTTGGAAATATAAATCCTTCCCCTGCTGGCTGTCCGTCAATGTATTCTTCTATACCCTGCACTTGAGGAGCTAATTGTTTAGCTAAATTTTGTTTAAATGCAAAAATGCTATTCCATATTGCTTTAAGCCCTTCGTAAGCAGGACTTTCGACTATTTCTCCGCCGGGAGTTTGTGCAAATAGCTTACCAGTATAATCGTCACCGGCTAAAGCATTATATTGCACTTTACTAACATTTGCTGCAAGCCAAGTGTGCAATGGTTCTGTAGTCTGTCTAGTAATAAATTTATTAAAGTATGTTTTAATTCTGTCTCTAGTACTTTGAGGAATAGCTGCTAATAGTTCATCAACTGCTGCGCCGTATTTCTTTAATGCTGCATCTGCTGCTCGTTCTTGCTGTACTGGCGTCTTTAATGTAAATTTGTTTCCAGCAGTTGGTGTTATAATAGCTACTCCATTAGGAACATTAGCTAGACCTTTACCGTTCCATTGAACGGGTTGCCCACCAATTTGATTAAAATATTGATGTACTACAATCCCGCCCGAAGTATTTGCAATTTGCTTACCAAGCTTACTATTAACTGGTATTCGGTATTCAACTAAATTAGGACGGAATACATATTTTCCTTGCTGTGGCTGTAACTGACCTGCGTATAGCAAATCGCCCCAATAAAATCCTTCGCCTTGTGTTGCTGCATTTAGACCGGGCCAAATTACTTCTAATGTGTTGTAAAGGTCGCCACGTAAATTACCTGATGCTTTATTAGCATCGTAACGTTTCCAATCTTCTACACTCTTAGCCAAGAACCCAGCATCAAACATATATTTGTCCATGACCGCCAATTGGCCGTCTTTGTCTCTACCAAATATAAGTGCAGGTTTTCCGTCCCACTTAATAGTAAGGTTTGCTGGATTAGCGATAACTGCTTTTAGACCGGATATTTGGGTGGCGGCAGCTTGACTTCCAGATAAAATAGCATCTTCGGGGTGCGGAGTTCTAGGATTAGCCGCTTCCATTAAGTATTCAACAAATTCAAAATGCATTATGATAATTTATCCGTGTATGTTCTAAACCAAGCCGCTGTTCCGGGTGTAGGAGCTGCTTCGGGTAGTTGTATATCGCTTTTTGCTAATGTTTCTCTAGCTGCTGCTACTAGCTGATCATAATTAGGACGTTTGCTAACTGCGTCAATAATGTCATCTGCAGAATTTAATTTAGCAACAGGAATACCTGTTACCTGACTTAGTTTAGCAGGGCTCTTGCCATCATCGACTGTTTTGTTAGTGACACGATCAACTAATCCGTGTTTGTAACTCCATTTGAGTCCCGGGTGTAATGCGCTAACTATGCTGGCTAGTATAACATGCCGACTCATTCCGGTTAATTTACTGCCCTCAGCACCACCACTCATACTAAATGCTTGCCATTTAGGATCGCCAAACATAAGATCTGCTTGCACATATCCCTGTCCCAATCTGCCGGTTATTGGTGCTTTAATATGAACACTATCACCTGATTTTTTAATGTCTTTAGCATCAATGCCAGCCGATAGTAATACTGCTACTAATGTATCTTTATCTATTGCTGTTTCATCAACCGCTAGATCTAAGTCACCAGAACTAATCTTTTTACCTGTGGTACCTAACCAAGTCTCCTCTGGGAATCTAATGCCCGAGACATGTTCTATCCATTTAATAGTAGCAGGAATATCTTCTCTGTTAATACGCTGCGTCAATGGTTGCCCGTCTGGGCCTTTAAATACGTGCCCGCCTTCATTTAATTGCATTATAGCTTACCCCTTTCTTTAGTTAAGAAAGTTTGTAATGCCGGAGTAACTTTTCTGGTGGTACCAAATGGATGAAATTCACCATAATCATCCATTTCAAATCTTTTACCTTTGTATTGAATAACTAACGGAACAGATTGTACGATTGACACGTCAGGGTGCAATGGTTCAGTTACTGATGGTTCTCCATATAGCTCGTCCTCGGGTTTCTCTGCTCCCGGCTCTGCTTGTTGTGCGGCTTGTTGTGCAGAATAGTCGTCTGCGGCTTGTTGTGCGGCTTTTAGATCTGCTGGATTGACTACTAATTGTCCATTCTTTCTAGCTAATTGTTCTAATATACGCAGTGCTTGAGGATCAAATATTTGAGTATTCTCTTCATTTACCCAATATCCTGATTGGTCTGTTGCGTTATCTTTTGCTGGAAGCTTAAAGAATTTTTTACCATTCCTTGCTGTAACTACAAGCATTTTATACGGAGGAACTTTATATCGGTCAATTGCCGTATCTTTTTTATCAGCATCCGGGGCACTAACCCATTGACTACCCGATCCTGCACTTAATCTATCAGCTACGCCAGCGATCATATTTGTAAAGGATCTAGGGTTTGTTTCTGATCTTCCTGTATATTCACCTGTTTCTGGATCTTTTTCGTAATCGTAACTATATGGATCTCTAACTCCTTGGGTGCCAAATGCTTCGTTGATAATGTCTTTAATCTTCACGCTTAAATCTCCTAACCCCGCGAGCAAACTTAGCTGGGTCTTGTGCCCTAATGCTGTTAAGCAATCTGCGCTCTAGCTCTGCTGCTTGTTCAGCATCGTAGTTTTCTTTGATATAATTAATCAAATTAATAGCACCTTGAATAACATGGCTAGCACGACTTTCCACTAAGTTTTCCCTGTCTTTAGTGACGGGTAAGTGGGCAAGTTCATCAAGAATACTGCGGGTACGCTTTTGCAAAATCTACTCCGTTATTAGATATTTATTCGGTTTTTGTTTTAAGGCTTGCTAGCATACTTTTGAGTTTGGTACTATCAACGTTAGCTTGGACTTTATTTTCAATATTAAATCCTGGCTTAGGTTTTGCTGCAATCATTTGCGGGCCGCTTGTTGTACTAGTTGTTTTAATTTGATTCATTATACTGTCTGGGGCACTAGGTCCTCCGGGCCGACCATATCCAATGGTCCCCGCAGCAGCAGCATCTTCGCCCGGATCAGTAATACGCATAGTTTCGATGTTATATTCTAGATCAATCTTTTGTCCTACACCTGTAGAACTACGACTTTTCATACATTGTATTTGATATCGGCCGCGCTCTCGCATAGCTCTACTTGTAAAGATACCAAACACATTATCTGCTGTGTTAATTTTACTAATACCGCCGGAAATATGGCTATGATCAAACTCTACTTCTTCTACTGCACTACGGTTTAGCTGTGACGCTGTTACCATTAATATTTGTAATTCTTTTGCTAAGTTACGCAATTCTTCCGACACATATTTGTCTTTAACAAACAAGTCATTAGGACTAACTTTTGCACTTACTGGCATTAACAAATCCAAGTAATCAATCATCATAAAGTCAATTTTACGTCCAGTTTGGATTTGATATTCTTTTAAGAATGAACGAATGTCGTTGATATTACTTTGCGCCGGTAATGCCTTTACTTGATAACTACCCGACTTTTTGCCTACCATCTTGACTTTAAGTGCGGCTGTCTCTTTATCTTTACGTATATCTTTTGTGCTCATATTAGCAAGCATCGCAGTGGTACGTAATCCAGTTAGTTCTTGACTAAGTTCCAAGGTAATATAAACTCCGTTTAATCCTTGCTGCACCCAGTTGAGTGCAATGTTCATCATAACAAGGGATTTACCCGAACCCGAGCCACCAGCAAAAATGTTTAATTCGCCGCGACTAAACCCACCATATAGCAGTTTATCCATTTGAGGCCATCCGGTACTTACTTGACCACCACTGTCAAAGTATCGAGTAATCATGCCTTCTGGATCTTCCCAGAAGTTCATGCCTAGGTCTTTTGTTAGGCTAATTTGTACAGCGTCTTTAATTAATTTTTCCACAGGATCAAAATCACCTTTTTCGATCATGTCTGCGGCTTTTAGAATAGCTCTTTCTAGTTCTTGTTTTCTACTAAAGCTTTCAAATTCTTGTAAGAACCAATCATAGTGTCCTTCTTTAAGTTCTGGAACTTCGCGTAACTCTACGCCGGTAGCTGCTTGTATTTGTTCCCGAGTTGGTAGTGTTTTATAATCATCACTGTGTGTTTTAATAAACCGTGCTGCTTCACGCAAACTGCGATCGAAGTTTTCTGCATTGTAAATGTTTTGCACACGCACGTAAGTTTCTGCGTCTTGCAGCATCATTTCTAAAAATAGTTTTTGTATGTCTGGGTTATAATCTTTTGTCATATTAACTATATAGTTTCTTCTTTTTTAATTCAATTTTTAAACGACTTGTTTCCTTAGATGCAAGTATATCTTTAAGAACAAATAATTTTCCGTACTTAACCACGGCTTCATTAATGTCTTTGCAAGTTTCCATCCATATAGGAAAACTTACAGTCCAACCTGCTTCAATGGCACGATCAATTAATTTACGACCAGCGCGATCACTATCAGGTACAACTATAACTTCTCGTTGTAGTCTATCAATTTGTTCAATTTGTGTATCTGATATTTCTGACCCACTGACTGCTACACCATCTATACTCATAGCATCAAAAGGTCCTTCGCACACAATAACAAACTTCTTATTGGATGTCTGCTGATCTAAATTAAACACAAAGTCTGCCGGATGGCTAGACCAATATTTGGGTTTTACATCTGCTTCCCAGGTGCGAGCTGTATATCCAACAATTTCATTTTTATAGTAATAGGGTATAATTATTCTGCGATGTAAATTGTATGCTTCATTATCAGTCAAGAAAACTTCATATTTTTTTAAATCAATTTTTCTGTTATTAACATACTCAACTGCTAGACTAACACGATCCGGAACTACATATTCATCGCCTTGCATTGCAAGATAAGTTCGCCACTCACTAAAGCTTACTGCACCTTCGGGTAGCTCACGTTTTTCATAAACAATCTCTTGTTCAGGTTCTTTAACTAATTCTTCAGGTGCAACTAATTCTTTTAATCTAACTGCGTCAATTACTAATCGACGAACAGTTAAATCGTCGGCACCTAACCAAGCAAGTAGTTTTCTAAATTTAAAACTTAAATGCCGACCCGGAATAAAACTAGTAGTAAAACCACAGTTAAAACAATGATAGGAAATTTGTCCATTATTTGTTTTTATGCCGCCACGGCCTCTAGTATCAGCGGTTTCTCCGTTATGTGGGCAGCAAGGTGCATTAAAAGATATCCAGCCATTCTGACCCGTTTTTTTGCGGGCAGGCAACAATTGCAATACACTTTGCTGGATAGAATCTAACATCCTGTTATTATAAACTAAATTTTAACAGTTGCCAAACGTAATGATTGTAATACTCTGATATAAAACCAGCCAATATCAAATTCAAACCAACGTCGGCTTAATCGTGGGCTTGCGGGATTAAGATGATGGTTGTTATGCAATTCTTCTCCGCCGATAATGATACCCCAGGGCGAGATGTTTGTACTTGTATCTCTACTGTCGCCATTACGATATCCCCACCAATGCCCTATACCGTTAATGACACCTGCTGCCCAGAATGGAATCCATAACATTTGAACTAACCATATTATGGCACCCACCCAACCAAAGATGACGAGGTTGAGCAAAAGGCAAATGCTAATGCCAAGTCTGCTGTGAGGAGTGTATAACTGGCGCTCGATCCAATCATCAGGAGTGCCAACACCGTAAGCATGAACCATTTCTTTATCTTTGCTCGCCTCATGATATAACAATGCTCCTCCAAATACCACTCTCCACAGGCCTACTTGTCTTGGGCTGTGCGGATCGTCCGGCTGCTCGCAGAACCTGTGATGCTTGCGATGTATGGCTACCCATTGTCGAGTAACCATTCCAGTAGTGAGCCATAACCAAAAACGCATAAAATGCGATACCACAGGATGAAATTCTACGGCTCTGTGAGCTTGACTGCGATGTAGATAAAGAGTAACGCAGGCAATAGTAATGTGCGTCAGTACTAACGCCGAGATAATTGTAAGCATAACTTACTTATGTTTAAACACTACTAACAAATGTAATAGTAATTCCGCTGCCTATAATCATATTTTTGTAATCCGTACATAACCTGGCCCTGCATTTACAGTGGCTAAATTAGTTATGCTCGCTCCGCCGAATGTTGAAGATCTTTCGTACTGGCCGTCGCTGGTTGCTACCGCTGTAGCATTAGCGGCGATCCACGATCCGCCGCCGCCAGCAGCGTCAATCGCTGTAGAGCTATTTGAGTAGGCACCACCACCACCACTATATCCGCCACCACCACCACCTGTAATAGGACCTGGACCACCGCCACCGCCAAATCCGCCAGCACTAGTTGAAGGCGTTGGATATGTAGTTGACGTTGCACCCCCGACCAAGTTGGCTAAGAAATGCCAACCGCCTTGGCCATAATTGTTTGTAGTTATTGATCCGGGTCTTACATTGCCACCTAAGCCTTGCACTCCAGGCAGTATGAATCCGCCGCCACCGCCACTATCGTACCCGTTAACACTTACAACACCATTTAAGTTAACATGACTATTACCACCCCAGCCATTAAAGCCGCCGGGAGCACCGTTGAAGCTGTTACCACCAAATGTGGTTGTTTGACCATTACCGCCAAACAGTATTGTGGTATTGCTACTCCAATTACCAGCAGCTCCGCCACCACCTGCTACTATCAGAGGGAAGTTGCCTGGCAGCACCACAAATGTTCCGCCGCCGCCGCCCGGACTCGAGAACGTGCTTGGCTGCGTAGTATTGGCACTAGGCTGACCTACGGCAATGGTAACATTGGTTCCTTGTTGTAGCGTGAATGTAGCACGAACAACTGCACCACGACCGTATCTTACATTGGCCTGCGTATTAGCAGTATATGTTGGTATACCAGATCTTGACCCAGCTACTTCGATAGTATATTGTGCAGTCTGTGGAACAATCCAATATTGATAACCTTGCTTGCTCATACCAAAGTAGCTGGTATTGGTTAACCAAACATTGCTAGCATTGCTCACGCTGTAACTGTTAGCAAACAACTGTGTAATATTAGCACCAGTTGGTCCTACTACATTACCGGCAGTGAAAGTAAAAGTAGAAAAATCATACAATCCCAATGTATCGTAAATAGTGCCGCCGTAGATCGTAGTACCTTGAATTATCATATTAACCTATGTATGCCACAGACCAGTTGTCGTTGCCGTCAAAGTTGATTTGCCCAGCAGTTACTCTAATCACAAGAGTGTCGCCTGCGGCCAATTGAGCCACAGTACTTACACCAGTATGATTCATTGTAGAATTGCTAGCAAATTCCAACATTAATAGAGTTTGATTGCTTCCGGTATAATTTTTAGAACACAATATTTGACTTATGCCACTGCTATAACCAGAATTTCTAGCATTCACTGAAATTGTGTATAGTCCGGCTACTGGTGCAGTGAATATGCCAGTGGTACTGTTTAGGTAACTGCCTTGATTGTAATCCACTGCCCAGTTGTTGCTGTTCAATACACCATTGGTGTTTTGTGTTGTAGTTAAATTATTTGTGGTTCCTGCGCCATATACACGGAACGCTGGACGATTAGGTGCATAGAACGGTGCAATACCCGAAGCGGTAACGTTTGCACTAACGGTAACATTACCACCAATTGTGGCCATACCGTTGTTCAAGAATGCACTAGAGTAAGCGCCAGTAATGATTGTTGTATTAGGACTAGTACCAATCAAGTTGCCGACAGTAGCATTGCCTGTTACTGCAATGTTTGCGAGACCTGTTGCATAACCACCAGTAACAACTGCATTGGCTGTACTGAAGTTAGTTGTTACTAAAGTTGTTACATTACCATTGGTAGAGTTAAGAGTAGTCACTGTGCCAGTGATTATACTTGCATTTGTTAATGCACTGATATACCCACCGCTGATTACAGCATTGGCTGTACTAAAATTAGTAGTTTGTGTAGTAGTAGCGGTTAAATTAGCCAGACTATTAACATAGCCACCAGTGATAACTGCATTAGCACTATTGAAGTTAGCTGCTCGTAATGTTGTTATATTACCGTTTGTGGTATTTAGAGTAGCAGCGTTTACATTAGGATATGTTAATAGATATGCTGCAACTTGTGTATTGCCGTAACTGCTTACGCCAAATGTAGCGTTAGCATAAGTTTGGAAAGCACCAATATTGGCATTACTTGCAAATATTTGATTCTGAATACTGCTTACATTAGCATTAGCAAATGTTTGGTATGAACCCAGATTTGCATTAATTGAGTCAATGTTTGTGGCTTGTGTTGAAGCGTTTGCATTACTGAATAGTTGGAATGCGCCAATGTTACCGCCAATGTAAGCTTCAACATTAACATTGCTGTATGTACTACCAGCAGTTACCGTTGATAGTATGTTTACACCGTTAGCAAAGTTATAGTTAGCAGCAACAATGCTACCTGCGGCCACTACGGAGTTACCGTTTGATGAACCAACATTGATATTACCACTTACACCCATACCACCAGAGACTACAACAGCGCCGGTGCTGGTTGAACCGCTTGCTGTACCACTTTGTGCGTTAATTGTCCCGTTAGAGTAGACGCCATTGGTGCTATTAAAGTTGACACGTTGCCAAAACTGTACTGCACTACCGTTAACGGTTGTAAGACTGTTGTCAAGTCCGTTCAATTTAAATGCATTGCCGATTTGCAAATTACCAACTGACACATTTCCTGCCAGGTATGCGGCCACATTAGTATTACTATAAGTTCCGCCAATACCGGTTAGTATACTGACGCCATTGGTATACAAGTAATTTGCGGCATAAACATTGGCGGTGGTTAAACCTGTACTATTAAAATAAGAATAGACGTTGGTGCTGTTTGGTCCACCAGTAAGAATATTAACTCGCTTGCCAGGCTGAACTGTTCCTAAAACTAAGTTGCCGCCTGTGCCAGCAGCAGTATTACCCAACACATACAGCCAACCGTCGTTGGCCTTGGCAGCAGTACCCACGCTGTTAAGTTGTGTACCGTTCCACGCTCCACCAGCAATACCAAAATCAATGTAATTGGTTAGATCAGTTCCGTTACCGGCAGTAGCTACCCATTCAGTACTTGCATTGGCACTTAGGTTTAAGTTCTGGAAATTGATCTGACTGTAATCGTTATAATCAGCAGTAGATTGAATTACAGTATATGGCAGTGGAGTATATCCAAGAACACCTGCATACAATGCGCCAAAGCCATAACTGTCGCCGGTGAACACCGCATTAGCAGTAGTAATATTTGTTTGTGTTACATTACCAATAAAGTTAATATTACCATCAACTACAAGATTTTGATGAATATGAACATTAGCAGTTAGTTCCACATTAGCTGTGGTAGTCAATCCAGCAAACTGTGGGCTGCTGGTTGTGTTAACTGCTTGATCAACTCTATTTAATAATGTGTCAATGCTGGTCTGTTGGCTAGCAGCATTAGATTCAAGTGCAGCAATATTAACATTAGCCGCAGTAACATTAGCATTGGTACTTGCGATGCTGTTAAGAATGCTACCAATTGCATTTGCTTCAGTTGCCAAATTGGCAGCAATTTCACCAAGAGTATCTAGTAGCGCAGGAGCATTATTAACTAAATTATTAATTTGCGTTGTTACATAACTTTGTGATGCTATGCCATCTAGAATACTTGCGCCATTAGACCAGTAAACGCCATTGGATGTGATTACATTACCTGTTGTTAATGTTGATATAACATTAGCATTGCTTGTTACAAAATTTTGAACGCCGCTTATTGTTGCTGGACTTGAAGTAAAGGATATAACACTCAACTCTTGTAAATAGGCCTGGACTTCAACATTGCCATAGGTGCCGCCGGCAGCAGCACTATAAGTAATTTCTTTTGTAGCAGTATCGTAATATAAAACATTACCTGTAGTAGCTTCACGAACAGGAGCAACAAACAAACCAGCTCCTGTAGCCGCCAATTGGCTTGCTGTGGCATCAATGATAATACTGTTATTAGGCTGTATAGCATTAGTTGATACAGCAGCACCAATGGCAATACTGTACTCGCCTTGGCTGATTGGTGATGCGTCTACACCAATAGCAATTGCACCAGTACGTTGGCCATTGTAGGCTGCTCCACTACCAAGAGCAATAGCAAAATCACGTTGATCATATTGACCAGCATATGAACCTACTGCTGTTGAACTATTTCCTTGGTCTCGCAGTCCGGCGCCAATACCTACTGCAACAGAATTACTGCCTTGTGAATCGGAACCTGCTTCTCCACCAACAGCAACAGAGCTGCCGCCTTGGCTGTTATTACCAGCTAATATACCAATAGCAATGGCGTTTGTTCCTTGACTATATCGACCTGCGTAAGATCCAATGGCCACAGCATTGTCACTTTGACTGCTGGCTGCGGCATAAAGTCCCAAGGCAATAGCAGATTGACCTTGACTGATTTGACCTGCTAGTTGGCCTATGGCCAGGCCTGCGCCGCCTTGTGTTTGGCTACCCGCAAAACGGCCTATTGCAATACCATAAGTGCCTTGGTTAATTAGTCCGGCGCCTTGACCTAGGTGTACTGTGCCTTCAATAGTTCTAATGTTTTGTGCTAAAATATTACCAACGCTAATGTTTCCTGTGGTAGTAATATCACCCGGAGCCGTTAAATTACCGGTGGTATCAAATTGCCACTGTGGTCCTGACTCAGGCGTGCCGGTTTCTATGTTAAAACCTTCAAACCCATATACTGTAACTACATTGCCACCGTATCCTAACGAACCAATCTCAGCACCAGGTCCATTGCCGCCACGAAGTGTGAAATATTGACCGTAGACATCGCCAGGTGCCGTGAATCGGCCATTTCCGTCAAATGTCCATACCTTTTCAGTGCCACCAGTAGCGTTAACACGAATTTGTGCTACCGGATCTGAAGTATCTATATTGTTTAAAAACAGCTCGGACCAACTGTAAGCATTAATATTTGATGCAATAATATCAATGGTTTTAGAATTAACTTGTATTTCGTTGTCATCAGTATCGGCGGTTGATGTACCAATAGTAAATGTAGTACCCTGGGTAACGTCCAATCTACCATTCGGGAAGCTAGTGATACCGTCTTCATTGAAAGACCAAATGATACCATTTGCCACGAATTGTATTTTATGATCTGCGTCATCTGTTGATGTTCTAACAAAAGTATCTAATTTGGCTATATTTGGGAAAAAACGCAAATCATCAGCGTTGTTTGTTATTTGGCCATTGCCGGGCAATATTAATTCGCCAGTTGCACTAAGATTTACTGTATAAAATCCATTAACTAAGTTAGCAGTGGTACCTGCTATGGGGGCATTGTTTACTAACAATGTACCGCCATCTACCTTAATTGGGGTGTTACCAATGTAGATGGTGTTATTACTAACCCACAAGTCCTTCCATTGGTGTGTAGCATCACCGAGACTATAAGTTACGTTTGCACTTGGTAAGATATTCCCGTCAAATGCAGACAAGTATGCAGCTACATTTGTATTACTATAGGTACCGGTAACACTAGCTATTGCCTGTGCCTGCACAGCAGCGTTAGCAACTAAATCAATTAAACTTGTTTGTTGTGCTACAGCATTACTTAATAACGAAGTAAGTGTAGTTGCTTGTGTAGCAGCATTTGAAGTTAATGTGTCAAGTACTTGACTTTGCGTAGCAGCATTTCCTGTTAGGGTATCTAGGACTGCTGCTTGTACGGCTGCATTACTTTGTAGTGATGTAATAGCCGCATTGGCTGCTGTAATATTAGCACGTAAAGAATTTATTTCCGTTGTTTGTATAGCAGCATTAGCGTTGGCGTAAATCTGATATGCGCCAACATTAGCTCGTAATACGTCGTCTGTACCACTGCCACCGCCAGTGCCAGATACAGTAAATCCACCTTGTACAATACCGTCGTGAATCCGTAGTGTTTTCTCTTCCATGTCCACGGACACTTCGCCATAAACACCTGTGTAATTATCGTTTTGTACGGTATTACCGCGTTTTAGTAATACTTTTTTTATGTTTACATTTGCTGTTGTCACGGTAAGTTTCCACTGTCAAAGATACCTTCGTTATATGCATTGAATCCTTCAGTGGTTGCATAGTACGCTTCACGCACATCTAGATCCAGTGGAACTCCAAAGTTATCGTCGATATATAAAGGTTTTTCGCTAGCGTCAATATCACTAATAGTACGCATAGTCAATTTATAAATTCTTTGATCCAAACTATTCACGGTATCTTTATCTAATAGTACTGTTCCTAACCCTTTTGTAATATCTGTAAAATCAACAGGAAAACTATACGCAGTTAATTTATTAACCGGATCTTGTATATCAATTTGCACCGAATAACCAGTTAAATCAACTGATTTCTGATCCTGATTTTTTATGACAATTTGTAAAGGATTGTCGATTCCTTGATAAACGGTTATAGGGCGACTGTACACGACTCTGTTCCTTGGTGAAAATATTGTAGGATCCCAAATTTGGATCCGGACTATATTGGAATATAAATAAGCTTGGATTTGCATTATCTTGTATTTATTGAAAAAATGGTTGAACCTGATTACACAGAATTATTAAAAAAATACCCGTTTTTAACTTATCTAATATACGGCGGCAACGAGTATATAGGAGTTATTCAAAACCTAGACGAAGTAATAACTACTATCTATGATTATGGTGCGTTACGAACATTAGAACAAAAACAGCAGTTTTTAGAACTAGCAGAAACTTGGTGGTGGGAAAGCAATAGGCTGATACCTATCAATGTGTTTTTAAAAGCAGAATGGACACCGTTTAGAACTGTAGTCAAAACGATGAATAGTAAAGATGTGGAAATTAAGTTTGGCCCGCAAGTGAGCCTTAAAGAAATCGCTGCTAAACGCAGCAAACGTAGAAGTATTACATTAGTAAGAAAACTAGGTTAGGAATATCCGTAACTAACTTGTTCGCAAATTAAATTCATATTAACTGCTACTAGGTGTGCGTACCCTACAGCATGTGCCTTTTTAAAATAATAGCTATCGTCCTCGGGTTTTTCCCATACAGTCCGAGCAACTTCCGCCCAAGTTTTTCCAATTAAATGTCGTTTAGCAGGACGTATTACTGCCAAGAACATTGCTAGTCTAGGAATACTATTAACGGGTTCGGGCATTTGCATTAATGTGCTATGATGTGATCCGATATGAATCAACAAACTACAAAAATCAGAATCTTTTAATAAATCCCATAACGGTTCTTGTTGCATTAATTCTTGCAAGTGTGCTTCACTTTTTATTTGCTGATATAACCCTACATTAAGAATATCAAGTTTTATATATCCGCGCTCTTCTGCTTCTTTATAATCTAGGCTAGCTTGCCCACTTAGTGGATCAATAGGAATTTCTGTGAAATATACACCTGTGTTGTGTCGAGTAATTTTACCATCGCGTATGATTGACGCCGCAGTATGTTCAAACACGCCTAACGCTTGTTCTCTATCTGCTACGTCAATATCAATGTCTGACTTAAATTTCATAATCCGGCTTCTTTAAGTATGTGCTTACACCATTCTGCATCGGCTACGTAATCCATGAATTTACGATTCCAATAATCAGGATCGATCCAAGGAAGAATAATGGCCAAAAGGCCTTCGTCGATAGATTCAAGAAACTCAATACCGCTGCCACAATTAAAGATAATCCAAGGACTAATACGACCAGTGGTAATATGATGACAAATCCTATTATGATTACCGTACTTAAAATAATGGCTGTAGCTAGCAAGGCCAGAATCTCCAGAGGCATATTCTTCCATTGTTTTGAGACCGCGCTCAAGCGCATCCTGGACTGCTTCCTTTTTAAGATATTCATGTAGCCATTCCTCGTAAAAGCTATCTTTGCACCAGTAATCTAATTTTTTATTATTTTTTAGTAACCAATTTGTGAAACTGTTACTATTAAGACAGCGAACATCAACCAGGTATCTACCGAACTTAGTAAAAGCATTGTAATATGGACTTGTAACAAAGTCACTATAACTTTTAAGGCGTGCGCTGCCTTGTGTAGTTTCATAAAATTGTAAATACGCTCTAAGTCCAAATTGCACTCCTGTTTCTGTTTCTTGTTGCCAACGTCGTTTTTGCTCGCATAAATGAGCTGCTAGTGTGCTTTCTTTTCTGAATTCTCGCTCACAATATTTACATTTATAGTTCTGACTTGATTCGTTTGTCATCCCATCCATGCTCTTTGGCTAGTTGTTTTATATCCTTGATATCATTTATCTGAACTAACAATTCTAATTCATCTTCTTTATAATCTGGATACACTTGTCTAAGAAATTTTATAATTTTATTATTGCTACTTTCTTTTTTCTTTTGTTTAATCCAATCATGTCTAAAGTTACCCATGCCTGGACTAACTGTAGTTGCCGATAGCCACTGTAGTTCCGGATACTTGGCTAAATCAAAGAAATGTTTATTTAGATTTTCATTGCAAGAAAGTAGATAATATTGTTGCAATTCTGTGCTACCTTGTACAGAACTACCCCATCGAATCATAAGATAGTTGCTAAACTTTTTGCGTTCTTCGTCAGTAAGGTCAGCATAAAAATTTCGATCTTTACTATCAAAGGCTCGCATTTCGTTAGCAATGTTTAGTTTGTCTGTCATACTGGATGATGAAATAGTGGATCTTCTTGTTTAGTTAATTCGTATATTATTTTAGCACGTTCTAGTGCATCTTGTAAAGCAGTATTGTGTTCGGCTGCTTCTAGTATTGGAATCCATTCTTCCATAAGTTCTTCTCTGCGTTGGTTAATGCTAATTGCATAATCTTCGCCAATTAGAATCCGTTCGCTTTCGCCCACTTTTCGAGCATATACCCGAGGTCCATCTCGTTCATAAACATATGAAGCTCCAGGTTCTAATTGACTCATAATAACTCTCGCGCCGAATCCGTTATGATATAACGTCCAATAAGTCTATCTTGAAACCCTGTAATTACTTCTTTATGTAATGGTAAGCTATCAACATCGTACTCCTTGGCTAGATATATATCTGTTAAATTAAATGTACTAGCAAAATAAATTTGCGGTACCGGTAACTGTGAAACTGCATTATGAACTGTACGATGATGTATATGACCGTAGTCACCGTCTTTGTTATGTGTTAAAACTAAGCAAGGTTGGTGAGTATTAATTACGCGATGTATATTTTGCACTGCATCGGCTTCATTCCAAAAATTTAATTGTTGTGTTTGTTGGTCCTTATAGTCATCAACAAACCCTAGAAACTCTGTTGTGACATTTCGTTGTTCCCAAAACTTACTAACTTCTTGTGCTCTAGGATCAACGTGGGTATAAGTTAGGTATGCAATATGCCATTTAAATTTAGTCTGTTGTTCAATAAAAGGCAATGCAAATATAATGCAATCATCAGGGTGCGCTACTATAGCTAGTGCAGTTTTACTCATCTAAAGAACACCTGAACAGTATATCTATTAGCCATAGGTTCAGTCCATTGGGATTGAATTTGTTTTACTTGATGTTGATATTTGGCTGGAAAAATAACTAATCTATCATTCTGTGGATCTATTTCTTTAACGTTCTTGATTATCTTTTCATCTATTAGCGCATCACTTAAACAAAATTCGCCACCATTAAATTGTTTAGGTTCTGCAAATGCAAAATAATTCCATGTAACCGCTCCACCTAAATCAGTATGCCACTCATAAAAATCTCCATCAACGTATTGGCTCAACAACACTTCGTGCATTTTATTAGTATGATCTAATTCCGGATTTTTTATTATATTAAAAGAAAAAAAATGATTTCTAAAAATATTAACTATCGCAGAATCAAAAGAATCTAACCATATATTTCCGTTACGTTTATAGTTTGTGTTTATTTCATCATTTCCGTGCAGTTGAATTTTGCCAGCAGAAAATTGTGGAAGATGATTTTCAATTGCATCTAGTATTTGTTTGTTTGATCCTTGTCCCAAAAACTGATCTATAATAATATGCGGAACGGGATCGTTAAATTCTTGAATTACCATGCTTTACTATAATCAACTACTTCGCTTTGTCTTGAAATGTCTTTAACAAAATAAGCACATAAAGGTTTTTCTGTGCCTGACTCTAACGGTACTGCAAGTAATTGTCCAGGTTTTAATTTAGGAAAGTACCACTTGACGTCTTGATATATATCAACTATTTCGATCTGTGCAAATTCTGGTTTAAAACTACTTAACGGATTAAAACAAAATACACTAAATCCACGATCGTTAATACTAGTCAAAGGCACAACTTCTAGATCACCGAGGTCGGGTTCGCCGATTAATACATGCCAATCAACTGGCATTTTAATTGTTTGCTCACCTATACGTAATACTAGTGCAGGGCTGTTAAAGCTTTCTAAAAAGATTAGTGGTATATAAAAATAATCTGGTGTCCGTGGATCACTGTTATCAAGTACTGCAAATCGAAGATCTTCGACTTCCTCCGGAATGTCATTTAAATCGTATGCAGAGTTTTCAAGAGTTAGTATTCTCATTTTAGTATTGTAGTCTCCAATTGGTAATTGCATGATCATACCAAATTTTAAAATCAGTATTATCTTTTCTTAAATGCGGTAAAATTGTTTTAGCAGGATTCCCCCACCATGTTTCTGTAACAGGCATTACAATATTATCATACATGTTTGCCCGCCAAAATAGTACAGCAACAAATGTATTTGAAGGCAGTTTGCTTGCTGGTACAGTAATGCTTATATTGTTTATATCTATGTTGCCGTTAAAATCTATGCGTAGAGGTTCGCTTTGATATAACTTAGTTAATTTTAAATCATTAAATCTAGGCAACATAGTGAACAAATTCTGTATATAGTTTGCTTTATATATTGTTGAATCTAACGGATGTTGCGCCTGGAAAGAATCGTTAATTATTTTTTCAAACACAGGATCAATATTAATATCAGGTTGAAACTCAAACGCAGATGATTCGGTCATAACAATTGGAAAGATTGGATGATCATCGTATATCTCTACCCAAAGATCAAAACTACCCGGAATAAATTTTCCGCCATGCCTTGTTGCATGCTTTGAAATGGCAATAATATCCTCATTAAAAACTGGTGTTCCTATTGTTTCAGATACAAAAATATCAGCGCGGATATCTGTATCGAAGAAATTTTTATGTATTACTTCAATACGATCCGACAAGCCAACTTTATGAATAATTTTTCTAGCAAAGTCTGCACGACCTGGATCCATCTCAACACTATAAACTTTTTCTGCGCCGGCTTTAGCAGCGAGAATACTTAACAGTCCTGTGCCTGTACCAATATCGCAAACTACTTTACCTGGTACTGCTGCTTCAATTGCTCGTTTATAATAAACGTTGCGTCCAGTGTCGTTAATCATTGGCATATAAATGCCGTTGTGTTTGAACCAATCAAAATCTGATTCGGAGTTAGTAATTGTATTATCTGTCATGGTGTGTTTTTATTAATTGATAATATTTGTTGGCGAGATATTCTTGGCTTTCTTCGCTACCGTGATAGCCTGGATCTTCTCCTACAAAAGGATACGCATTAGTAGCGTATGCTGGAGTGTCTTCGTATTTTAATGTAAGGCAATGGTCTGGTATAACCAACGGAAACGCTTCCCTAACAGTATTGCTAGTCCAGATATTGCATGCTACTAACAAGAAAGGAATGTTTGCGTGGAATAATCTAAATATGCCATCGCTGATCAACCAACGGTCCTGTTGTAGTTTCCAATTGCTGTCGTACAATAAATTTACATATTGTTTAACCGCGTCTTGTGTATGACGATCAAGTTTAGACGAACGGTAATAATGATCGTAATTTTCCGCGAGACTAAAGATAGTCTCAGAAATCATTGTGTAAGGACCAGCAGCAAAATTAATATTTTGTATGCCAAGAGCAGGATCATAACCATTTTTTAAATCAACATTTTGTAAATGTTGTTGTAACGGAGTGTTCCAATCTGTTTGTTTAGTGTTCCAATTGTAAGGAGCCCCGGTAGCTGGTATTTCCATACGGTCATGAAAGGTAGGAGCAACAATAGCAAAGTCTGGACGTTGTCTTAGTATCTCGTCAATCATAACACGAATACCACCATTGCTCATTCCTTGACGAGCAAGATGTACTAAATCCCAATCTAATTTAGCTGCTAGCTTTTCTCCCCAGCTGGTTCCTTTTAATTCAGGGCGGGTGCTAGGTGCGCTAAAACTACACCCAGTTATCATTAACTTTTTTCTCATTGCCACTCGGCCTTTTCTACTGTGAAAGGATAGTTAGCTTCTTTGTAGAAAGCTTTTCTTTTTGTTAAATGTCGTTTTGCGAACTTACAGGTGGATGTGATGTCCCAGATCTGGACGAAGTCTTTATCCGCAGCTTTTCGAATACCTCGCCCAATGCTTTGTATAACGCGAACAAAAGATTTGCCAGGCTCAAATAAAACAAGATTAAAAATACGGGGAATATTGATACCAACAGCAGCAACGCCGTAAGTGGCGATGATAATTTTATCTGTTGCTTCTGCCACCTCGTCATAATGTTCCTTACGCTCCCCGGCTTTAGTTGCCCCAGATACAAATACGCTACCTGGTAGTCTGCTAGCTAATGCTTTACCAGCACTTATTCTATCTACCAGTATTAAAGTATTTCCCGAATCAACAATAGTACTTATCAACTTAGCAATATAGTCCAGTCTTTCGCTGGTTTCTATTAGATATTTTAGTTCGCTTTGATAGTTATTGTATTCTTTATGATCTACTAGCTGGACAACATTAACATGACATTGTGCAAGATGCCCGGCTTCTTGTAGTTCGCTTGCACTTAATTGTCCTACTACTGGACCAATCATACAGTTAATACTTTGTCTAGCGTAATCTTCTTTGGGTATAGTGCCCGTTAATCCCCAACGGATAGGAACTTGTGCAAACGGACCGGATAGTAATGTCTTTAATGCATCAGCTTTTGCTTGATGTGTTTCATCAACAATAACTGCTACTACGCCTTCGAGGAATTCACCAATGGTAATATCTGCTTCATAATTTTTTGTATTCTTTAACAAGTTGTTTAAGCTTTGCCAAGTACAGATAGTATGAGTACGATTATATTCTTTGCGGTCACCAAAATAAACACCAGCGTCTAATTGCATATTAACAAAGTCTTCTTCGGTCTGTGTAACTAGACTTTTATTTGGGACTATAACAATGCTGCGACCGTAAGGACTAACTGCATCAGCTAGTGCAGCGGTAATGACTGTCTTACCTGCACCGGTTGCTACTTCTTGCACACATTGCGGATTAGCAAAGAAGCGATTAATAATCTCAGGCTGATAGTCACGCATAATCATCGGCTCACCAGCTTTAGGATGACCTTTGGGCCAGTTTATGTGACTGTAACTATCTTCATTTACTTCTTTGAATTCAAATGTAGTGCGATACTCTCTAGTATCTTCCACCTCGATATCGTATCCTTGATCATCAAGATAAGGAAGTATCTCTGGCAGTAAATTGATATAGGTAGTGCCACCAAGATTAAAGAAAGGTACTTTACCATCCCATCGGCCAAGACGAACGCTAGGTTGATACCTAGCGCCAGGGATTTCGTATTTGTATTTTTTAACTAGAGCTGTTCTAGTGCTTAACTCTAGTCCTTCAATTTTTACATTAACTTCGTCTCGTATTATTAGTTTAGCTTGCATTAAAATTTACGTTGCATGTTTCTTACATTATATACTTCTGTTGCAAAGTAAACAACCTTTTCGGCTTGTTGTAGCAACAAAGTTTTTTCACCACCGTGCATCATACCTTGGCTGCTAACTAACAAAGGAATTGTTTGATTCCAGCTAGAATGGTACCTATTAAAGTAGATTACCTTTTTATTTACAATAGAAGTTTCAGGTTTCAACTGTGTAACCTGATGTATATCATCGGGGTGAAAATATTGTCCGACAAAATGTTTGTATAGATGCCCACTTAAATTTGGTTCATATACATATATTGGATAGCGCCCGGTTACTTCTGCATACTTCACTAAATCTTTATAAACGGTATAGTCGCCGTCGGGTTTAAATTTAGATTCTTGAAATATCATTAAATTAGATACTCTAGGATTATACTTTGCTGCCACTTCTGTTATAATATCCTCGGCCACAGTATAACCGTATATAGGCGAGTTATCAACAAGTAATTCTAGATTGCTATCGTCAAACCCGCAGTAATTGTTAATAGCTGTGGTTAAACTAGTTGGTGCGTTTTGAATATCTAGTCCAGTATCTGTTCGGACTAACTGAATTGCGTAAGGAGTTTGTTCGCATTGAACTATCTCTTGTACGTAAGTTTTAAACTCGTCAGAGATTTCAAATTGATGGTTTTCTGCAAACCCGTTAGCAGCAATTACATTAGTTTCTGTTATAGCCAGGCGCCATGCCTTTACAGGCTCGGAAGAAAATTTCCATGATCCTTGACTAATTTTTGCAAGGTCCCTGAGATCATCAATGAGTTTTGTTTCGTATGGAAACCGTAAAACAATATGTTCGTTTTCGATATATAGCATTCGCCTACGATCAATTGTTCGAACGCCATGCCTATATTGCGGAGTTTCTACTGGACGTATATCGATATCTAATTTTTCTAATTGCTTTCGATATTTTAGAATTATCTTTACAGCCAACTCAGCCTGCCGATCGGTTAATGCCTTTCCGCTTTGTGTGGCCGCGCTCATACTTGCTAGTACTTGCACATCGTATCTAGCCAGGCTGACAATTGGTTGAGTGCTATCAAACAGTCCGTAAATTTTACCTGTATTTGGATCACGGTCACCGTTGATAACTTCTAGGTAGTCTTCGACGTAGGTAAATGTTTTCATGTGTGTATTATAGCATTGAACAAAATCAAAGTCAAAAAAAAGCCCTACCTAAGTAGGGCAAAGAACCGAAGTAAAAGGAGCTAACAAAAACTTCGGGTAAAAACTTACTTGTTAATCATCAAACCAGTCATATTGCTAGGAACAATAATAGTTTGGACCTTACCGTTCTTAATACCTTCTGAGATATTAAGTGCAGCCTGTGCGTTCATGTAAGCAATAGAACTTGACGATTGATTACTCAACGCCTGCATACGACGAGCTTCAGCTTCGGCAGTTTTAACTTCAACTTCTTTCTGCTTAAATTCGTTTTTAGCACGAACCAATGCATTAGCAGACTCAACTACACTATCGGCTGGTACAATATTACGAACCAGGACCTGGTTGATAGTAATAGCACCATCTAGTTTTTCATCGGCTAGGGTACGCTGAATTGTTTCACGGACCTTTTGTTCAATTGCGGCACGATTATCATTCATGTCCAATGCTTCGTATTCACGAGCGGCCTTATATACTGCATTACGAGCAGTTTGAACAATGTAGTTATACATCAAATAAGTGTCGCCTCTGTTTTCGGCATGGAAGGCTTTACTCTTTTGGCTATACAGCTCACTAACTTGTCCTTGGTTAATGTTATAGATAATAACAGCATCAAAATCTTTCATTGTGCTATTGTCTTTGGCTAGCGGAGTCATGTCATTGATAGTAACATTAACGTCCTTAATCGGGAATGTAAGCACATCACCAATTAGTGTTTGGTTAAAGCTACCCGGTAGCAGTTCTCCTTGTTGAATTTGTTTATCGAATCCAATGCGAACGCCAACTTCGCCGGTTTCGATTCGAGTACAACCCGATGCTAACAGTACCAGTACTGCTCCAATTCCCACTAATGCCAATTTAATTTTCATTTTGTTTCCTTTAAAAAAATTGTTTTACTCAACCAAAAGTATTATTCCTGCTAATACGAATCCTAATATAGGATGCCCAGTAAATATCAGGAATAATACTGCTAACCAGGCCATTATGCAGCCGACTTCATACAAGTGCTTTGTGCCAAAGCAGCCCACTTAGTAGGAAAGCTCTTGTACAGCTGAGCAATTTTGATAGCCATACGCAAGCTCATTTCACGCAAACGATTCTTGTTCTCATCCATAAACGAGATAATTTCGTCTTGCGCGATTTCGCTAAGTTCAAGGTCCTCAAACAATTCGCCCGAACGAGCAATTTGCTTAATACGCAAGATCTTGTCACGCATGGTGTCCAGAGTCAGGTCCAAATAGTGGCAGCGTGACTGTAGTGCATCCAAGTGATCCTTGAGCTTTTGGCTCTTCATCTTGTCGAACTTAAGGTTAGTAATAAAGATAACCGAGCCTTTGAATTCAAAGCTATCCGGAATGCCTTCGGAGCGAAGGATACGGCTGTCAGCAAGCCAGGAAATCTTACGCTTCTTGCCCGAGTCCAATGCACCCTTGAGCAAGTTCAAGCAAACATCGTCGAGCAGGATGCTGTCGCAGTCATCAAACACAATGACGCAGTTCGTATCCGAATACTTGTAAAGAGCTTGGTACAAGCCAATGGCGCTAGCAGAACCTTTAACAACTTCTGCACGAAGTCGGCGACCTGCAATTTGATCCAACAGGGTAGCTTTTTCAATTTCTTTCTCAACGCCAAAGCTCTTACCGACACCAGGAGGGCCGGAAACAATCATAGCACGAATGTCGCCGTTTGTAGCAGCCTTGGTCATTTCGTGTAGGATTTCGAAACGCTCGGCGATCTCAACCATACGTTCTTCATCGGTTTGCTGGCTAGCAGCTTCGACTTGAATACATTCTGGGATAGACACGTCACCTTCGGTAACAAATTCGTAGTCACTCATATTATTAACTTTAATACGGATGTCGTCGGGGAAGCCAGGGAATTGGCCACCGTTCTTGACAGTTACATAACCGCCTTTGGCGCCGGTCTTGTACTGTTCTACAAGTTGAAAGGTACGACCGGACACATCGGTGGTGCGATAAGCACCGGCTTTAATACGAACAAAAGCATTAGACATTAAGAGCTCCTTAATTAAGTTGAAGTATTATTGTTATTTTTAATATTATACAATATTGTCCATTTATGGTCAAGCAATTACTTGACCAAAGCGTAGTTCTTGTTCCAAGCACCAATGCTCAGATGGGTGTAGAAAGCGGTGTCAAAGTAATCGGTCATTGCATCCGAATTATCGTAAAACTTCTTGCCGCCGGCACGACCTGGTGCATTGTGCATGATCTCGTTGATCTGGGTAAGCACCTTGCAGTCGTAAGCATCTTTCCAGTGGTCCTTAATCCAATACTGATTAACCTGCTGATAGGTATTGCCTTCGAAACGGGCATCGCCTTGTAGAATAGTAACATCAACCGACAGGCTACCAGAGCCTTTACGCACACTAAACTTCCAATTTGGAAAAGCCTGCTTGAGTTCGGTGCGAATCGCTTTAACATCGTCTGCGGAAATATAAGCCATTTGTTACGCTCCTTATTAATTACTATACCAATATTATAGCAAAATGGGGAATTATGGACAACCGTTTTTAGGCTAATGTAGCCACAGTGCGAATGTTGCCGTTTTTGCAACGGATAGGGTTAGTGTATCCTGCTTTTTTAGCAATTTTTCTTGCCAAATCAGCAATTTTTTCAGTATTCTCTTGCTTCCCTAGTAAGCAGAAAGCCACATAGCGTTTAGCAGTTTCTGTGGTTTTAAAACCACACGGTACGTCTGTGTAACTGTTACACAGAAAACCATCTTTTTCTTTAATTGCTTGTTTAATAACGTCGCGGATTTGTTTAGTATTTGCAAACATGATTTTGGCTCCTTGTTAATTACTATACCAATATTATAGCAAAATGGGGAATTATGGACAACCAAAAAAAGTGTTACTTTTTAGTAACACTTTAGTTAGCATTTATGCAACTTTGGTATAAGATGCACGATAGAAGCAATCTGGATCACCGGGCGGGTTGTTATAATTGTAACAGAATTCTTTAGCTTCAGCTTCGGTAGTAAAGAACTTCTCTCCCATCGGGCGCTGTCCCCAACCGCGCTCGTATTCTGTCATTGTAACTTTATATAGGCTACCAACTTTAACTTCGGGCATTTTGTTCTCCTTTCTATCTACTGTAACTACAGTTTAACAAAAAGGGCCAATTTGGACAACCTTTTATTGTTGCATTAAAACAACAAAAGTTATTGATCTTTTAACGCATGCCAAACTTCAGGATCCATACCCAAATAAATGCGATACAATAATTTGTTCCGCCAGACGCTAAATCCGTTTATTTTATTTTCAAACCAAATTAGTAGATCATCACGAAACCAAAGAGGGTTAAGCAAAAATACACAGAGAACAACAAAAATAGGCAAGAATAATACGACAAGGATACTCCAGTGAGTAATACGCATCTTCCACCAGTTGCCGCCATCTGGCGTCATAGTCACGGTTTGTTTTTTCATAGACTAATTGTATTTTTTATAAAAGTATTTGTCAAGCAATTTCTCGTGGGGCATAGAGATTCGCTCGCTGCCAGTTCCACAGATCAGTAATACTATTATATACAGGACCAAACAAGTAGCCAGTTTCAACCACACAGGTTTGCCAACCACCAGCAACAGATTTGCATTGGATGTTCATTTGTTGAGTGCTCCTCATTAGTTACAATATCAGAATTATAGCAAAAAGATTCTTTTTGGACAACCTTGTTTATTTGCTAACTTTACGAGAGAAACGCCATACGTGCCCTAGGTCCGGATGCCCTCGATCACCGCCTACTGCTATTTGTGCATCCAACGGAGCACCATAACTGTAGTAATTTACATAATCGGCGATTTTTCTATTACTGGTGCGAATTAAACATAGTCCTGCGTCGTTGGTGACCATGTATTGTACCATTCCTGTTTCGTCCCGATCGATGAAGAGCATACCATATTTATTGCTCTATCGATTTGATCAGTGGGTACGCCGTTTTGGTGATAGCCTTCTGTAACCATTTCTAAATACCCTTGCGCCGGGGGATTTAAATAACTTTGGTCATTCATTTGATATGTTAGTGCATATACGAAACGATCCCCAATATTTACACGCACACGAAATCTTGTGTAGTAATATGGATAGCCTTCTAGTGCGTCAAGAGATTTTAGATGCTCAGGTGTGATATCCCAAAGCACCCCATAACAGATACTGCCATCAACCTTTTCAATATCCGCATGAGTACGAAAAACGAATTCGTAATCGTTAATCCATGCTGGCCCAAGACTAACGGCGCCCGGGCAACGAGCGTCCATTCCGTCTAAATTAGTGTTCATTCCGTATGCAAAATATTTCATAGTTGTCTATTATATTATATTTTTTAATTTTAATCAACCACTTAATGTTCGTTGCAATTTTGTTAAGTCTGCACAAGTATATTTTTGGTAGCTAGGTGTTAAATGGTCCGGAAATGGAATACGTTCAATTAGCGCACCATACTGATTAGCTTTTTCTCTAGCAACATCCATGAACGACCGAGTTTGGCCCGTGCCTATATTCCAAACTCCATTTTCTTTAATATCTTTCCGAATAAATTCAAACTGCACATCCAGTACTCGCTCAACTGGAACAAAATCTCTATGGAAGTTTTCGCTTCCTTCAAATATTTTTATAATGCCAGTAGATTGTGCCTGAACAGCAAATTGATAAAACGGGCTAGCTTGATTTCCTTTGTGCATTTCATTTTCGCCATGCACGTTAAAGTACCTAAATCCTTGGCATCGAATATCAGCCGGGTTACGTCTGACATGACGTTCAAATAGATATTTTGACCACGCATAAGGACTACGCGGATCAACTGGGGCTTCTTCTCTAAAATCTTTATTAAGGCCATACACACTAGCCGAACTTGACCATTGGAGATTAACTTTATGTTTAATACACTCCTCGTATAACCAAATACTAAAATCTAAATTTTGACGCATTACTTTTTCTACATTACGTTCTGTAGTAGAACTAATAGCACCAAAGTGGAATACCCAATCTAGACCTTCGATTTGAGGTAATGTGCGCTCGTCCCATTCGTAAGTATAAATTTCATGGGTACCCATCTTTTGCCATTTTGCAACAGCATGGCTTCCAATAAAGCCTCTACTTCCTGTTATTAATATTTTCAATTGTTTTACTCGTTGAATAATTTTTTACTAACGGATAATACTTAATACTTCCACAGTATTGTGATCCTGTAATTTTCTTACCTTGATAATCTGATCCTTTAACCATTAAGTCTGGCTTGTACATTTTACAGATATGTTCTAGTTCTTCTTGTGTATCAAATATCCACACAGCATCAACACATTTTAAGTTGTCTAATGCAAATTTGCGATCTTCTTGATTATTAATAGGTCTTAACTCACCTTTAAGTTCGCGCACCGATCGATCACTATCAATGCACACTAACAAATACGTACCTTGGCTACGTGCAAAATTGAGCATTTCAATATGCCCACGATGCAGTATATCAAAGGTACCATTAACTATTACTCTTCTGGCTATCCCCGGGCTGAACACGATAATTATCCTCTACTGAGTCTGGAGTTGAAACTTCAATAATAACACCTTCTTCGATGCAAATTAATTGATGTGGAAATAAAGGTTGATTGCGCCAAACATCGCCTGTATGTAATTCTTGTTCGCGTTGCTCGGCATTTTTTGTATCAATATACTTAACTACAAATCGTCCGCTTAATACATACCAAGTCTCATCTTTTTCAGAATGAAAGTGCATACTGAATCGAGCACCTTGATTAAACTTCATGAGCTTGCCACAATATTTTTCGTTAGTGGCCCAAATTAATTCGTGGCCCCAACCTTTTTCTACAAATCCTTCTAATCTTGTCATACTTGTTCTATTTCCTTTAATGTCGGACTATAAACACCAATGTGCTGTACTGTAATGCTAGAAGCTCGGATGGCAAATTCTATTGCCGTTAGGATGTTCTGCGATAAAACGTAGTTGTATGCGAGAGCAGATAAAAAAGTATCACCCGCCCCGCATACATCAAACGCCTCTACTTGTGGAGCAGAAACCTTGTGTTCTTTATATTTGGCACCTTCACGTCCTAACGTAACAATAAGTTCAGTAGGGAAAGTCTTAGCCGCTTCGTATTCGACTTGATTAATTTTAACAAAGCAACCCTCGAAGCGGGCCAAATCTGTTTTTTTAGTATCAATAAAAATAGGTCCAGTATATCGATATCGCAGATTTTCTATAGTATCGTAATCCACTGATCCTTTGTTATAATCACTGACAACTATTGCATTGTAATGGTTTATGTTGTTATAGTCAATTTTTACGGCACGGCTAGGTTGATCTTGATCTATTCTTACCAAGTGCTGTTTTGTACGTTCGTCAATTACCCGAGTCTTTACACATGTTTTTAAGCCATGTACGAACTCTACTTCGCATCCTAGTTTTTCTAAATTGTCTTTTACATTAGCAGCCATGCCGGGCTTGGTTACAGTATGCGTATAATTAACAACAGGCACCGGGGCCTCAGGACTAATTCTAGTCACTGTTCCGTATTGGTATTGGTCAATGCCGTTGTCGCCTATGAGTAATATTTTTACTTTAGAAGTATTGGCAATTGTCTCTTGGGAAGTAACATTCATTATTTTGTAAAGGTTTAATCTTGATCGTTTCTAATACAGAACTTTTGCCTAGTCCCATAGCAATACTATATGCAGCACTTTGGTTACCCATAAACAAATCAGCGCCGGCTATGACATCAGCTAGTTCTTTAAAATCTTGTACTGGATAATAGTTTATACGGAATCCTGTACTTGTTTCAAAATCTTTGTGTTCTTCTTCTGTTCCAACAAAGATTCCATTTTGTGTAATGTTGGCTTGTTCTAATAGATTTTGCCAAGTGGCTGTTCCGTTAGGGCAACGATATCTGAATGTACGATTAATTACAACAGTTGCTATTCGCTTAGGATCAGCCTCTAACCAAGTTTCGTTATAGACATCAGGAGTAAAAGGCAAGTCAAATGTTCTATAATAAGCTTCAACATAATTACCTTCGAATCCGCGGAACAACACTCCACGGAATTGATCTAGATCGACATCGTGGTCTCCGAGCCAGACAGATACCTGATCGATGTACGATTGCCTGCTCAATAAAGGTTTTAATAAATCAAAATCTGCATTGCGAAATCTTCCTCGGTGTGCGGGATCAACTTCGTCAGATCTATAACCGTATTGGGCTACACATTTTTCTATGTTGTTTAATTGTACAGCAAAAGTTCCGCCGCCCATCTTCTTAACCGCAGCAAGACTATAAATTAAATCGCCAAATGTTCCTGAATGTTTAAAGATTTTCATTCTTCTATAGTTTTAAAATTAAAATTGGAGTACATGCTACCTGGTTGTCCAGGTTCGTTACTTTCTGTGCATTTTAATCTATGATCGCTAGCATGCGGGCATCTTTTGTTTCCGCATTCGGGACATAAAATCATTTTTGATGTAGAGACAGGAAAGCCGTATGCATTACGCACCCCATCTAAACAACGATGACAATTTTCACAGTTCATATAATTTCTAAAATATTATTAGCAATACGGTCTGCATTAAAATTATTACTGCACCGGAAGTCGCCGTATTTGCAAACAACTTGCCTAATAGGTCGTTGTTGATTGTCATTACATCCAACACAATCTACGTCGGACTTAATTGCAGTATAAGGTTTATGCTGTGGCGCAATACGTTCAGGTAATAAATGTGTGTGCAAACTTATAATGTGTGTATTGCTGGCAGCAGCTATGTGATAAGGTCCGCTATCAATACCTACAAAGCATCGTGCGTTATCCATTAACAATTTTTGTTGCTGCACAGTTAATCTATCTCTAGCATCAACAAACAAAGGGTGTTCAACATAACCGTCTTGTGCTGTTCCTACGCATACTATTTTAAAATCTGTACGTGTAGTAAATAGTTTCTCAAACACTGCATACCAAGTATCCCAACTCATATTTTTTAGCGGCCAATACCATTGCCTAATATGCACCACAATGTAATCATCTATTTCGTTATCTTGGAAGAAAGCGTTTATCGTCTCTACATCAAATTCGCTGGTGAAGAGTTCTGGTGTTTTATTATCCACTGCTGATGTGCCAAAAGCGCGATAGAAATAACTGTCCAAATAATGATTAAGAGGATTGTTTTCGTAGGCATCATCCAAATTAATGTATAAATCATAATTAGCAGGATCGGGCATTGCATTAGTATGATAAATTGCTCTAACGTGAGGGTTATTATCATACACGTTAGGAAACTCAGTTGCTATATCAATTTCACAATTAAATCTATTTTTAAGTTCTCTAACAACACCGGTGCTCATGATAACATCACCAAGTGCAGCTCTACGGCGAACTAGTATTTGTTGTGGGCGTTCAATGTTCAACGATTACCTCTGGAAAATAACGGATATAACGATCTTTAGAACTCATCAAACGTTTTGCTAAAATTTTATTTTTAATTTCTGTATATACATTCCACGCCAAGGGGACAAATAATATTTTCTTATTAGCAAATTTTTCTAATTCATTGATACTAACAATAGGTATAGATAGTCCCGGACTATATTTTCCTTGTTTCAGTGGATTGTCATCGATAATAAAATCAAGTGCGACGCCTGCGTAATTTAATAGTGTATTACCTTTGGCGGCGGCACCGTACCCAACTAATTCGTAACCTTGTTCTCTATGCGATTCGCATTCCATAAGAAATTTATCCGACAATCTCTTGGCGGTATTAGCCCATTTAATATAAGTTTGTTCTTGTAATAAATCCTGTTCTGTTGCAATAAGATTTTTAATATGTTCAGGTTTTGTATTTCTATTTCCAACTACAAATACGTAACTAGTACCATGTATTGGTGTTTTTATAACATCAATTAAAAACATCCCAGCACGACGACACAGTTCGTTCATAGAATTAATGTTATAAAAATTTACATGCTCATGATAGATAGTGTCGAATTCTCCATTACGTACCATGTCAGCTTGGCTAGTTTGAATAAAAAATACACCATCGTCTTTTAATAAAGGAGATAATAATTTCAAGTAAGAAAGTGGATCTGGATTGTGTGCAAATGCGTTCTGCGCCACTACTATATCAAATTGCCTGTTGTCCAGATTCCCTATAGATTCTTCGTTCCAAAATCCACAAACTACTTGATGACCTTTGCTGGTGCTTGTTGTATGTAAATTTTCTGCTGGATCTACTCCGTAGGTTTTATAGCCTAGCTTATTAAAATAGTCAAGTTGAGTGCCATCGTTGCAACCAATGTCTAATACTGACCCACCTCGCCATTTGTTGGTATATTCTCTACACCACTTAGCAAACCACCACATATAGTCTTGATATGTTTGACTAGTGCCACTAACGTAAGCATAGTTTCGATAAATTAACTCAGGATTAACTACATGCGTTAATTGCAAATGAAAACAGTTATTACATCTATTAACCGCTAAAGGATAAAAATCTTCTTCAGTTGCATCATCTTTAAAATTATTAGCTAACGGTTGATTACCTAGACTTAGTTCTAATGTTAAATGGTCGCTGCCGCAGGCTAAACAAGTTGTAAGTTCTTGACAATTTTCCATATTTAATTTTTAATTTCAACACCGTTAGGTGCAATAGATCCTTCTACTCCAAGTACTGGGATCTCTGTGACTAGATCTGAAGGTAAAAACTTATACAGTACATGTTCGATGTCTGCGTAACCACCAGTAGCTACACGCTGTGCCATATAGTTCAGACTGTCTGTATAAGTTTGAATTACACGTTCAGTTTGATCAGCGGGCCACGACCATAATCGTGCCATGTATTGCAACTCAATACCAGTCACTTCAAACGGAAACTGGCTACGATTTTTTGGTCCAATAATAATACGATCAGGATGTTCTTCATATACACCTAGATCAAAATCGTCATTTAGAATATAGCGACCAGACATTTTGTGAATTCTATTCAATCCGTTAAAGTCGCCATCGTCTAAACACATTCTTAATGTTTTACCAAAACACATAATTTCAGTACTGTTCTTAACTATATCCCAGTTATCAGTACTGTTGTAGATAGCACGTACATCAGCATCTGTACTAAAATCTACCAAAAGATCACAATTTTCTTCTAACAGTTGGCTTTGTGCCTCAGTTAGTGGTGTTCCGGTACATTCCATAATAATAATCTTAGAACCTGGAGCACGAGCTCTAATACTGTCTAGTGTTGTTAGTGTTTGTTGTAATCTTGCAGCAGGAGTATATACACCAAACTTTGAATTAATAGCACTAGTTACTACAAAACAATGTTTAATCATACGATTCATTTACGTAACCATCTTTCATTGAGTAATGTCCATTGTACCATTTCATTAATACGTTCAGACAACTTAATCTTGGGTTCCCAACCTAAGCTCTTTAGCAGTCCGCCATCCAAGGCATAGCGCATGTCGTGTCCGGGACGGCTGCTATGGAAGTCTGTCATTTCATAGATAAGTTCTTTACCAACTGCACCAGCGATCATTTGTGCAAGAGTGAGGTTATCAATCTCTTCAGTACCGACCAGGTTGAACTTGGGACAGTGAGCGTGTCCATAGTCTCCCCTATGAGTATAGTCCTTGAGGCCAAGTATGAACATAAGACCTTCAGCGACGTCTTTAGCATGGATATACATCCTGCTTCCTGCAACAGTCCTGGTTGGATCGCTATGTATAATAACCGTTTCCCCATCTCTCACTTTCTGAATAGTTGCCGGAATAAACTTTTCCGGATGTTGCCGCTCACCGAATACATTCATAGTGTGGGTGACCACGATAGGCATCTTGTAAGTATTCTCGTAAGCCACGCAAAATTCTTCAGCTGCCGCCTTGGAAGCCGAATAAGGATTGGTGCTGTTGTACCTATCATACTCCTTATAGGCAACACCAGGTGGTGCAATGCCATATATTTCGTCGGTGGAGAAATATACGAACTTGTCCAGATTTGGTAAATTTTTTCTCGCATAATCTAGCATATTGACAGTACCAACGACGTTGTCCTGTACAAACTCCATCGGATAAGTGATACTACGATCTACGTGACTTCCTGCAGCCAAGTGTAGAATAATATCAACATGCCCAATGTCATGTACGATCTGGCTGTTAATCTCTGCCTTAAGGTCGTGAAATACAATACGCAAGCGTTTGCTAGTTGTTACTGGATTGTGTGTCATTAACATATCAGCCAATCGATTTAGATTGCCCGAAATATCTAGTCTATCTAGACAAATAATCTTCCAATCTGTATCTCTTAATATTTTGTCAATGACATGGTGTGCGATGAAACCGGCGCCGCCGGTAATTAGAACTGTTTTTGACATGTAACCTCAATTATTGTTGAATAAACGTATTTATTCACCTGCTTTTGGCGCAATAAATTGCTTAATGTGACTCATTGCTTTACGAGCTGTATCAAATACATATTCCATAGTTTCGTCCTCTAGTTGGACTGTAACTATAAAACCGTTTGCTACTTTGCGGATTTCGATTGATTCAAACATTGTAATTTCCTTTAGAAATATTGATTAAGTATTTTAAAAGAAATTATGTAGAAAGTCAAATTATCTTGTTAATAAAAGATCGGTAAATTCTAATAGTAGATGATGCTGGCCACCCGACCAATGCCGACGCATCCACGAATAACTTTCGTACCAATGACGATCTGCTTCTGGGTGGCACCCAATTAGTCCAATACGATCCTGAATGATAGCCATTGGATCTCCGTTTGGATATTTGGCTGTAATGCTGTATGGCCCAGGCCCACTAAAAGTACAGCCGTCGTAAAAATACATCGATGTTTTTTGATTATTCCAAACAACTGGCATTTCTTTAGCATGAGGTCTGCGAGTGTCTGTTCCGGGACTACGAATATATTGTGTAGCACGAACATTATTAAGTAGTCCAAGATAATGAGTATCGGCCCAATATGCTCCCATACATATACCAAGATAATATCCGCCATCAGCAACAAAATTTCTAATACGTTGCCCATTTATACGCATTAGATATTCGTAACTATCACTATCACCAAATCCACCAGGTATAGCAACTACATCAACATCATCAAAGAAATCATCTTCAAGTTCGTGTTTTGTAAAAATTTTAAAATTGTAGTTGCGCCCAAGTGCTCGCATTATCCCATTACCAGATTGAATAGAACATTTTGGTTGATGTAAAAATAATGCAATGGTTTTCATTTTAATTTATATCGTACTCCAACGTAAGTTCCTGTGAATGCACCAACTGCGGCAGGAATTAGTAACCATGGATTATAAGCAGATCCAATTATAGCCGATGCATATAGTATATAGAGAATCGTTGCCCAAACAGATGCTTTCAATGCTCGTGCTTGCTGTATAGCTTGTATATAGTAAGCATTAAACACATCAGTAAAGAACATTGCAAAAAAGGCTGCCGGATATTCCCAAGTAAGCATCATTGAACCACAATTTTAAAGTATTTAGCTCATAAAAAAAGGGCCCTAAGGCCCTTTGATTTTTCTAATTCTAAATTAGAAACTACGTGTATAAGTCATGCGCCATTGATTCTTTTCGTCATCACCATAACTACGTGCATAGCGAACACCAACTGAATCTTGTTTAGTTAGTGCATAGTTTAGTCCTAGAGCAGGACGAGTAGTTTGATAGTCATGACCGGATTCAAATGCGTTACGATAGCGCACACTGAAATCACCCGACAATGCACCCATTAACGGAAACTTAGTACCTAACACAACGTTATATTGCGAAAAGTCTTCAGCAGATTTAATAATCTGACCAGCACGTAAGCTGATATATGGAGTCAATGACCCAACGCTGAATAGTCGTGTTACTCGAGCTTCAACACCATTGGTGATTGAACCATTACCAACTTCCGCTTGGCTAGTACGGAACTGTGCCGATAGTTCCCAAGTTTTGTCGATGACTACGCCCGGAACGACTCCATATGCTATATTGTCGGCTTTAGTTGCTACATTTTCTTCGCTATAAAGTTCATAACGAACAAAGCCTTTAGTTTCGGCCTGTGCCAGACCTGCTATCATTAGTGTTGCCACTGCTAAAATTTTTGCTAATTGCATGTTTTTTCTCCTTGAATAAAAATTATACTACTTTTAAAACACCTTTGTCAAATCAGTCTGCCCAATTTGAATACATCTTAATTACATATTGATTTACATCATCTACATCCTTTTGTTTGGCTGTCCAATTTGTGATTGTATCAGACGTAGTCAAGAAATCAACAAATTCTTTATTTTTAGCTGCTGCTCTTAATTGATCCAAAACAGCAGGGTTAGTTGAATTCGTATAAACCACATATGTTATTTGAAAATTTGGAATTGGTAAATTGAATTTTTTACCAATATAGTTTGTAGCCATTGGATCAGTGCTATATAGGCAATCTAAATTAGCACCTTGTTTTTTTGCAATTCCAGATCCAATCCAGCCCAAATCAATATCTCCTGCACGAACAGCAGTAACAATTTCTTGACTACCACCATATGGCACAAACTTTACATTAGCGCCAGCTGTGTTAAAGTTTTTTTCATGTTTGCTAACTGCATACATGCTAGCCATACCTAATGTTGATTTAGATGTGTTTAAATCAATGGTTGAACCAGGTTTGCGGCAAATGTTCATATAAGTGTAACCAACAAAAATAACTTGTTGTGCAGTTACTCCTTGTAACGAACAATTAATATTTTTATTGCGAGCAGCGAAATCAATTGAGCTGTTATAAACTAGTACAGCGTCTTTTGAATTTTTAAAGGTATTGAGCGCATCTTCGCAATCTTTTGCTTGATACCAATCACCACCAACTGCATTTTTATAAGCCATCCCTACTACCGTAGCCGGACTTGCTTTGTTGCTTGGATTAATAATCAAAGGTTCAGCGTAGGCCGTGGTAGCTAAGAGTAATAATGATGCGAATAAAGAATTTACAAGTTTCATTTTTTTCTCCTTAAAAATAAATTTTATAAGCTTGTAGATATAACCATATAAGACGATCACCTAGAATTATTGTGAATAACAAAGGCAACGGACTTATGTTCTTAAGTTTTAAAATTGTTCCTAGCATAGTAAAAAACCCTAACAAAGTCAAGTAAGATACTATGGTAGTTTCGGCTGTATATAAATCTATTCCTATCAATAAACCAATTATGCCAATTAAAATAAATTGCATCTTAGAATGAATGCTTATTATAAACCGTGCGTACAGATCTATTAAGTGTGTGCTTAGATAATAGTAAATGAATAAACTTGCTACTAACGATATTACGGTGATATCAAGTATAGTAAGCGATCCAATAAAACTATTTGAAAAGATTGCACTAGGTAAGAATAAACTTTTAATGTCTGCTAAATTAGACATGATCAATGTATTCTGATTAATTGGTAGTGCAAATGCTAACAAAGGTAAGGCACAAGATATTACTGAACTGTTGTTTGCCGTTTCGGCTGCAACAATTTTATCCCCTACAGAAGATTTAGTAGTTTTATATGCCATAACCGATGCAGTGGTTGCACTGGGTCCAGGTACTAATCCTGCAATTAATCCAATAACTGTTGATCGAATACTCAGCCATAAATTTTGAGCACTAGAATTTATTTTGTCAAACGTTGTATTATATTCTGCTTGAGATCTGCAATGTGCAAATGCTTGTGGGATTATCATCACTCCAAGTAATACCATAAAAAATGTATAACCTTGAAATAAGGATTTCACTTCAAACCATAATGGATTAATAGCATAATTGTTTTGTGGGCTCATTAAAAAGCCCAAACAAACTAACAATGCTGTCCATAATATATTTTTATTTGCAAATAATAGACTAACAAGAGTAATTGTGTATAATGCCAGCTGAAACTTTATACTAGATAAAAATGGTAAATTTTCTAAATTTACTATTTGTAATGCTATGTAAAGAAAAATTGAACTAACTACTCCAGCAATAAGACTTCCTGTTGCTGTTTGGTATAGTAGTTCTCTTCTTTCTGCTATAGAAATATTATCTAGATCTTTGAGATACACTAAGGCACTTTCCTCTCCCGGTATCTTAGTAGTAATAGTAGCTACGCTGCCAAAGAATTGACTGCCAGAAACTACTACTAACCAAAATATTAGAAGATACTCTAAAGACAAATCATTATGAAAGTAATAGAGTAGGAAAGGTCCTATATATACAGGAAGTGCAGGAAGCAATCCTGTTAGGATACCTACAAAGATACCAGCTAGTATTATAAAAAATAATGTAATCACGTTGCCAAAAATAAACTCGTAGAGAAATTACAATCTCAAAATTAGTTTATATGCTTGTAGGGAATCTACGTACGGTCGGCGTTATACTGAAACACAGTAAAAAGGAGTTGCTTCTCTCCGCGTCGATTAATGAACCGGCGTCAACAGAACGTTGGCGCTGCATAATTTTATTTATGCAGCACCCAAGCATTACTTAATTTCTCCTAGATTAAATTTTGACCACTCAATACGCACTTTTGACACAACATCTTTTGGTAAAGGTACATAATCTAAATCTTCGGCCATCTTAGCTCCGTTGTTAAATGCCCAATTGAAGAACTTCAAAACTGCTCTTCCGGTTAAAGGATCTGCTTGTTTCTTATGCATTATAATAAACGAAGCACCTGTAATAGGCCAAGCCTTTGCTCCTTTTTGATCTGTTAAAATTGTAGCCATGCCGTTTGTGCCAGACCATTCTGCACTATCCGCTGCTGCTTTAAATGTATCATCGTCGGGTTGCACCCACTTTCCATCACGATTTTTTAATTGCACATGAGGAATTTTATTTCGTTTAGCATAAGCATATTCAATATAACCAATTGCACCTTTTGTTCTTTGGACCATTGCAGTTACACCTTCATTACCTTTACCGCCAATTCCAACAGGCCATTTTAGTGCGGTACCTGAACCGACTTTTTCTTTCCACTCTGGATTAGTCTTGCTTAACCAGTCCGTGAATAGAAATGTAGTACCAGAACCATCTGCTCGATGAACTATAGTAATAGGTAAGTCTGGTAATTTGATTTCATTGACTGCTTGAATCGAAGGATCGTTCCAGCGAGTTATTTTTCCTAAAAAAATAGCAGAAACAAGTTCTGCTGTTAATTTTAATTGCCCTGGCTGCACGCCTTCTAAATTGACTACAGGAACTACGCCGCCAATAATTACTGGAAATTGTACCAGTTCCTCTCGATCTAATTCCTCCGGTTTCAATGGCATGTCACTGGCACCAAAATCAACAGTCTTGTTTTTGATTTGTTTAATACCGCCACCGCTACCAATTGATTGATAATTAAGTCCAATCCCTGTTGCTTCTTTATATGCCTCGGACCATTTTGAATAGATAGGATACGGAAATGTAGCCCCTGCTCCTGTTATATCTGCTGCTGACACATTTAATGCCAATGTTGTTGCAAGCAATGCAATGATTTTTTTCAATTTGTAATCTCCATGTTATGTGCAATGCACAAAAATATTTAAGGTCGCTAAGATTACAATTGTGTTACAAAATGCTATTTAGGTAAAAATTCTTTGGCTGAAGGGAAATTTCCAGGAATTATATGCGTACTATTCTGCACTGATCGAGGAAGATACTTATCCACAGCCACTGGAGAGAATCTATAATTAGAATCTGTTTGAATAATACCAGCACCACGAGCAATACTTGCTTCGATGTCTAGCTGATCAAGAATCTCCGGACGATTCGTTTCTGCGTGAGCAAAGCTTTGTATTTTAGTTTTTGCAAATTCTTCATTGCCCATATATGTAAAGTGCCAGCCAGCATGTTCTACTATTTCAAGCATCGAGTCTTGGGCTCCATATTCAAAATCATTTAACGCATGACGCATACGTCTAAAATCTTCTGCACTAACTAATAGTCGCTTTCTTAGGGCACCAGACCACACACTATAGCAGTCCTGATTAACTAGCATATAGTTATATTTGAAATTAAACAAAGGCATACGAAATCCCCATATGTCTCTGGTACTTGTTCTTAGATGATCCACAGTCTCTGGACGAGGAATTTCATCGGCATCACCAATCATTATAATATCATTCGGATCTGCATTGGATACTGCTTGAACGATTGCATCACGTTGATATCTTTCCCTACCCCAGGCATCCGTATCTTCGGGCATATCATCCACTACATAGTGTATTATTTTATCTGCCCATTCGGCAAATTGAATCGCATTTTCTTTGTAGTATAATGGTTTTTCTTTATTTTGGAAAGTTTTTCTAGCTTCGACTAAAACAAAATGATCAACATGATCATATAGCTCGCGTAGTCTAAGCTCTAATAGCTCAAATTCATTAAAAAATGTAAAACAGTCGTAGATTTTCATGTCAATACTTAGTATAATAAATACTCTACAAATTGATTTTCAAGGAACTATATGTACGCTGTTGCCAGCCTCCACGACGCCAATTATAAAGATTTGGCTGCACTAACTGATGCCCCAAAACAAGAATATTGCGATCTACACGGATACAAGTTTTTTGTCCTTGACGAAATGAAGTACAGCAAAATTACTGGCTTCAACAAGATACATTATACACTAGAACTTTTTAAATTGCATCCAGATATTGAATGGCTGTTATTTTCCGAGTGTGATGCAATGATCACCAATTTTCAAATTAAAATTGAAGATCGGATTGATAATGATTATCATTTTATTGTTCCTGTGGATCGATTGAATTTGAATTCCGGTAATTTTTTGGCTCGCAACACTGAACAAGGTCGTGCATACTTACAAATGATCATCGACTCAGAAGAAAAATACCAAACAGTTGAATGGGCCGAACAGCAAGTAATTATTGATACCATCGAACAATATCAAGACATAGTTAAGATTGTTCCACAAAAGTATATGAACAGCTACGAGCCCGAAATTTATGATTACTGTGATGCTCGTTTTGATGTACTAGGAAACAGTGGTGCTTGGGAACCCGGTGATTGGATTGTACATTGGCCCGGTACTTACAAACCAACTAGAATCGAACGTGCCACATACCATCTAGATAATTTAACCAGATGAAAATATTCATTACCGGCTCTACTGGGTTTGTTGGACAGAACCTCGCACAGTATTACACTAAACGCGGACACGAAGTTTATTCATTCCGCAGAGGCGAGATATTAACAGAAGCATTAGACAATTTTGAACCCGATGCAATAATTAATTCTGCCGCAGAAATTTATGACTACGAAAATATGTTTGTGCCAAACATTGTTATGGTTCAGACTATTTTAGAATATGTAAAAACGTGCAAGCAGCATTGTAGGCTAGTACAAATAGGATCTAGCAGCGAATATGGACCCACAGATCACTCTACTGCCGAAGACGAATTATTAAAGCCCGTTGATTATTATCAAGCTACCAAAGGTGCAGCAACATTAATGTGTCAAGGTTGGGCTAGACTACATAAATTACCAATTTGGATAGTTCGTCCGTATAGTGTATATGGTCCGGGCGAACGCCCACATAGACTGTTTCCAAGATTATATCGTGCATTTAACTATGCAGAACCAATGACTCTGTACCAAGGTCACCACGACTTCATTTATATAAATGATTTCGTACGAGGTATTGATTTAGTGTTACAAGAATGGGATCTTGCTCCTGGCGAGATTGTTAATTTTGGTAGCGGTTTCCAAACTAGTAATTTTGATTTACTAGATTTATGGATTAGGATTACAGAAAACACAGATGCTCCGGTTGCCAAAGTGGCAGAAATGAGTAAGGCATTTGAAACCAATGTTTGGGTTTGTGACATTGCAAAATCATTTAAACTTGGGTTTGACTGTGAATACAATTTAGAAACAGGAATTAGAGATTTTTTATTAAAGGCAAAATATGATAGAACGAACAATTAAAACAAGCCAGCAAAACGATTTAGTTTATCAAAGCAGACACCCAGATGTTACTGCTTGGTTTGGTAATCCGGAAAATTACACTGATGTAATTTTAAAACAAATTAACGAGGATCGAATGTACGATCCTATATTTGCTGGTCGTAGCGATATGACTATTCTCGATCTAGGAGCCAACTGCGGACTGTTTAGTTTATATGCTGCCGACAGTTGTAAAAAAGTCATTTCTGTAGAACCAACACCTTCTACGTTTAATGTACTAGAAGAAATTGTTAAAGATCATACAAACATTACACCGTTGCAGTTGGCTATTGGCCCACATAATGAAATGATTTCATTTTATATTAACGAAAATAGCACAACAAATAGCATGCTTAACCGTAATGGTGTTGAAACAAAAGTACAATGCATGACGCTAGAAACTTTATTTCATATGCAGGGACTAGACCACGTTGATTTTATTAAGTGTGATATTGAAGGGTCCGAAATGGAAGCACTAACAGATGCTACACTTGGACCAATTGCTGATAAGGTTAATTTTTGGTTTGTTGAAGTACATCAAACAGATGTTAAAGAAAATGCTTGGCCTGGTAACTTAGGTGCTAACAGACAACAATTAGCTGAACTGTTCCAAAGACACGGGTACCAGACTGAAATGGTTATTCACGATCAATTATTAGCATGGAAATGAATACACTAACTCGTCGGGTAATTGATATTACCTACCAAGAAAGATTAAGTCATCTTAGTTCAACTCTAAGTGCGTTACCTATCATCGAAGAAATATACAGAGAACGAAAAGACGACGAAGTGTTTATTCTCAGCAACGGACATGCTGGACTTGCGTTATATGTTGTATTAGAACGATATTATAACGTTGATCCGGTTGCACTATTACATAAACACGGTATTCATCCAGGTAGAGACTTAGAAAATCATTTATATTGCTCAACTGGCAGTTTAGGTAGCGGACTGCCTATTGCAGTTGGTCATGCACTGGCTACTCCTAATAAAAATGTATATTGTATGTTAAGCGATGGCGAGTGTGCCGAAGGCAGTATTTGGGAAGCTCTGCGTTTTATCAACGACAATAACATTAATAATCTTCATGTTTATGTTAATATCAATGGCATGAGTGCATACGATATGTTAGATACCCAACAACTATCACATAGATTAAAAGCTTTTTTACCTAGAATTAATTTACGCTTTAGCGATCCGCCTAAGTGGTCTTTTGCTAAAGATTTACTAACACACTACTACGTATTAAAACCAGAGGATTATACGGAGATTACTCAATGAGAAAAGAATGTGCTAGTATGTTATTAGAAAGCATGGTCAGTACTGATGACATTCGTGTTATTACTGCTGATCTTGGATTTGGTATATTAGATCAAATCCGTAATGCATTTCCTGAACGGTTTTATAACGTAGGAGCCGCCGAACAATTAATGATTGGTGCTGCAATTGGTATGGCAAACGAAGGATTAGTTCCAGTATGCTATTCAATGAGTAGCTTCCTATTATATCGTCCATTTGAATTTTTACGGAATTACGTTAATCACGAAAACATTCCAGTTAAACTAATTGGTAGTGGGCGAGACAAGGACTATAGTCATGATGGTGTTAGCCATTGGGCGCACGACGATGAACAAGTGTTAGCAACATTACCAAACATTAAGTTATATAAACCGCAGTCAATTGCCGAGCTCGAGGACATTTGGCCTGCATTTATCTATTCCGATCAACCTGCTTACCTTAACCTTACAAGAAAAATATGAGTACAAAAGTAGTTTATGTTACTGGCTGTTTAGGCTTTATTGGTTATCATGTAACCAAGCGTTGTTTAGCGCAAGGATATTATGTTATTGGTGTTGATAAAAAGACTTATGCCGCTAACGTACAATTCCTTCCAGAACTATTAGAATACAAGAATCAATTTAAGTTCATTGAATCAGATATTAACGACTTAGATATGTTATACGACTGCGATTATATTATTAATACCGCAGCCGAAACACACGTTGATAACAGTATTGTTAGTTCAGATGTGTTCTTACGTAGTAATGTAAATGGTGTGCATCATTTACTAAACTTAATTAAAGAACGACATCGTTTTAAGATGCCTACACTATTACATTTTAGTACAGATGAAGTGTATGGTGATATTGAAGAAGGTGCTCACGTTGAAACAGATTTACTAAAACCTAGCAATCCTTATTCAGCAACAAAAGCAGCAGCAGACCAATTAATTATTGCGTGGGCACGTACATTTCGAGTACCTTATGTTATTGTTAGACCAACTAACAACTACGGTATTGGACAATACACAGAAAAATTTATTCCTAAAACTATCAAAAGTTTGCAGTTAGGAAGAAAAATTCCGTTACACGATGCCGGAACACCAAGACGCACATGGTTACATGTAAGCGATACTGCTAGTGCTGTAATTAAAATTATTGAAGCTGGAGTGACAAATGAAATTTATAATATTTCAGGAAATCATGAAGAACAAAACATTGTAATTGCTATGCAAATTATTGATATGTTCTGTCCGAATCAAATTGAAAATTACGATGACTATCTAAACCTGGATATTACCAGACCTGGTCAAGATGTTCGTTATAGTATTGACGATAAGAAGCTAAGGGCCCTTGGGTGGAGACCTAAAGCTATATTTGAAGTAGAACTAACTAAGATTGTTCAGTATTATTCTCAGACGTTTGTGTGGTAACTTCTTGCCACGTATAATCACCTAACCACTTTACTGGTGCAATGTAACTGTAATGTTCCGGCGCACCAGTAGTCCAATCGTTAGGACCTTGATGGCAAAGTCTTGTACGATTAATTTTACTATCAAAACATAACCAGTATATTTGTCCGTGATATACTTGGAATTGATATTCGGCGGCATGTACTGCATCAGTAATATACAATCTACGTTTAATATCATCTGCCTGTTTCTGCAGGACCTTTACTAAATCCATAATGCGATTGTATTCTTGCTCGGCATGCATACGAGCAACATTGACCATTATGTCTTTTTGGCGTTCTACGGGAATTAAATCAAAGGCAGGACCACCAACTTCGGTGGCGTAAGGGGTAATATTTTTATTAAAAAAGGCGACTAATTCGCCGCCTATTTCAGAATCGTAACTATCTTTACCTTTAGCTACGTTACTTTTTTTCTTCGCCATTATTTTGTTTAATAATAGTCGGGCTTTCGTCTTGGGTTTGAGGAGGTGGCATATTTGATCCTCTTGTATTTCTTACTAACCAAGTTCCGTAATTAACCCAAGCTGCAAAAGGATAAGACACTATTGCCAAGGATGCTGTTAGACATACAAACAAAAAACAAAACAAGATAGTAAAAATAGTGAATATGGTTTCTAACATTAGGTTCCAAAACCCAGTTACCCCAATATCAAAATCTGCGTCAGGACTTTTTCCTGAGTTACGAGATCTAATATGGATTCGCAAAGATTCAATTTGCTCCATACAACGCATTACTAAAATTTCTAAAAGTCCTCGATACAACTCAGTCATAAATTTTACTCCACTGTTTTAATTTCTGTTTTTTGTTTTCTTTAGCAATGTCTAATCCATCTTGATCTAGTACGCCTTGTTCAATTAAGATATCAATCATTGCAAGAACATCGCCTATTTCCATTTCTAGCATAATGCTGTGCTCAACTCCAGTTTTGTAATGCATAGTATCAAAACCAAAACGGCGACATTTGCTAACTTCTACAATTACTTCAGCGCATTCTTCTTGAAGAATATCTAGTGTTTCTTGGATACGATTATTCATTGACTAATTCCAATTCTTCGACTACCGGTGCTACATTCCAGTCGGTGTTTTCTCTGATATCTTTAATCATTGTATCGCATGCCTTTTCCGCTGCTACCCTAGTAGAGTATGCTCGCTCAAAGATACGATTGCCGTCTTCTAGCTCGGCCATTGCCAAATAAATTTTGTTCATGGTGTTATTATATAGGATTTAATGTTGAAAGTCAATGCAATTTGGCATCAGTGCAGCTTTTGCAAAGACTATTAGAACTATAACAAGTTTTTTGATTTTCTCTTATAAGATTAACCATTGCTGTACCGGTAAATAGGTCTTGATAACTATCTTTCACTAAGTTTCCAATTACATGTTTAAGATCGTAATCCATACAACAAAGTACTACATCCCCGTTAGGTAATAGTACGTGTTGATCGTAATTTACTGTTTTGCTACAACTAACCGGACGTTCATGTTTGGTTATAAAATGGACCGGTTGTTCTTTTACCTGTTCTTTGTTTAAACTACCAGCACGATCATGCCCGAACCAATTGTATAATTGAATTCCTAGGTGTTGTAGATCTTTGTGAATCTTACCATGGTCACTCATGGTCATTGCTTCAAGTTTAATATTAGCGTCTTGTACAGCAGCGGTGACCATATGAAATACAGCTTCCCATTCAGTACTATATTTCCATCCTCGCATGTTACCATACTCGTCCGGAAAATGAACACTAAGTACTTCAATTTGTCCTCTATATCTATACAATAATTGTACCACTCGTTCAGCAGTTTCGATATCCCAATTATAAAAAGTAGTGTAAATGGCTACATTATGACCCGACACTAATGCATGTTCTAACATGTCTGTAGCAGCAGGATTGATCCAAGCTTCTGCCATGCCCGAAAAATCTATTCTTGTATTTTTTGGTACTTTTGATAAAGAAGTTTTAAACGTATCCAATGACATGTACTTAACATCATTGCCATACATTTCTCGAAGATTATCTTGAGGGCAAAAGTTGCACATCAAGGAACAACCAATCATGGTTGTTATTTCCATTGTAGGTCTTTGCATGTTTTTACTTATCGCGTTTTTGACGTGGAGTTGAATCTTTATCTCTAGGCTCGGCCCGGCGACCTTTTGGTTTTATTTGAACTCGAGTTAATTCCGGATCTGGTAATTCTATTTCTTTAAATTTGCGCTCTTGAACTTTAGTAATTTCTTCTAATAGCTTACCTTTTTCGATGTAATTACGTACATATGGTCCAGACTTTTTGTTTTCTACTTTACAACGAATCGCAATTAATTCTTTCTTAGGATCTTCGACGTCGTGAATACTAATTTCCGGGCGTGTCTTGCCTGTGTAACTTGCTGTTAAGTCGATCGTTCTTAGCTTATGTTCTAAGTTTTTAAATCTTAGAATTTTAAATCCGCCTTTGTCGAAATCTACTAGTTCAACGTTAGGGTCACCTAACGTAGCAAAATGTGTAACAGCGTGAGCAACTTGATCCACAAATTGTAATTCTTCATAATCATCGTCGCCGGCTAACTTTCTTTGTAGCTCTGCTGTAATCTGCCTATACATATACTCCACAGCGGCAACAGGATCTTTCTTGGCTTGCTTTTCAAACTTGCTTAGATATGGTCCAACATCGATTCCAAAATATCCAAATAACGTTTCCATAGATTCAGCACTGCTACCACCAACTTGTCCAAATTGTGCAATGCCACCAACTTTTAAACTAGCATTAAGCTTTAAAGTACGCATACCACCATTTTGATCTCTAATGCCTACCCACACATCAGACTTCTTTTCTGTTTCGCTAGCAGCACCATCGGCCATAATGTTAATTTCGTCAGCTTTACCGTTTAGATAGAAATACTTACTGTAACGTTCGGCCATTGCACTATTAACATAAGCAGCAGCACTACTTAATTCGTTAGTTAATAAGTTACGCTTTAGCGGATTCATTAAGTCCTGGTATGGGCCAGTTTTTAATCTTAATATAAAACTTACTGTGTCTGCAATATCACTATCAGCATCATTAACAGTAACACTATAAGTATCATTGCCCATTGATTGTAAATTGTCCAGGACGTTTGTGATATCCGCGGGTGTAACTTGTCCGACTTCTTCACCTGCTTCTCTTTTAGTAAATTTAGCAAACATGGCGGCGCCAAGAATACCTTCGCTAACTTCGCCACGGTTACTAATAGCCGCTTCTTTGCTATGGTTTAGTGCAGATTGAATTGCGCTAGTAGTTCCGCGAACATAAAAATAAACATCATCTTCAGTTCTGAACTCATAGACATCATTGCCTTGCCCAAATTGCACTAAGGTTATATCCTCTTCGCCCCTGGCTGTTATAGCTTCATTGCCTTTGGATTTATTTGTTAATTCAATTGGACCGACAATTGTGAGTCCTTGGCTATTTAGATAATTTGTTAATGCTTGCCCGGCTTGGCTGTTGCTAATAATGAACTTTTGCCCAGGGCCGTATTTAGAAAGGGTAACTTCGTTAAGAATAATGTTTATAAGATCGCGCATAATGTACTATTTATGGTTTAAGGTTGCAGGCGTTCGATGTCGTCTTCCACGCATTTTTCACCAAATTGGATCTCTATTATAGTGCAGGGTTTTACAAACGGATTTGTTAATTGATGCCAAGTATTAGCAGGAACATGCCATTCATCGTATTTTGCTAATATTTTAGGGGGATTACTCACATCCCCGGGTAGTGCTAAATTAATCATACACATACCCGATGTGACCATCCAATATTCGTTACGATGTTGATGTCGCTGCATACTTAGCGTTTGCCCAGGATTTACTGTCAGAGTTTTAACTTTTGCTCCTGGAACTTCGTTTAATACTGTATAAGACCCCCAAGGCCGTTGAACTTCTATAGACATCCAACGTTTTAATATATCGCTACTACTATTAATTTTATTTTCGCCGCCGACACCAAAGACAAACTGTACTCCGTTGATACCCATCTCCGGAATATTATCTGAAGTTCTGTCACCACCGTTAGCAAAAATAATTTCATCATCTGGGTATAATGTTTTTATTCTAAGTATTGCATCAATAGCTGTTCCGTTACTATCATCAAATAAGGTACAAGCATCAACCATATTAAGTGAGCTAACAATACTTAATCTTTCTGTCACAGGCATAAATGCACGGCCTTTTTTCCGTTCAAGCCACGAGTCTGAATTGACTCCTACAATAAGCATATCGCCAAGCTCTCGAGCAGCTCGTAAATAGGAAATATGGCCGCTATGTAGCGGATCAAATCCACCGGTTGCAAGAACAATTTTTTGATTACTCATTCTTTTGGTCTATGAAAATCTTTATCTAACCAGGTTGTTATAATTTCATCTTGTTTTACATAGCCGTATTTGTTTAGGCTATTCATAATACTATCATTTAGTAAATTAAGATCAGCAAGATCATACCACGACGTTGTTTTTGGATCCATCGGTTCTATTTCTGTTTTATAAACAGCCGCAGATAACCAAGGATCGTTTTCTTCTTTAAGAAAGTATGCATCCCTGCAATCAAATCCATTAACTGCCAACATATATATAAGATTGACTAAGTTATGATTGTAATAGCAGCCATTATGACTATTTGATTGCAATCTGTTATAAGCATAGTGCTGTGCCTGGGGGAATATCATTAACAACAT